GTATCGACATTGAGGTTCTGTAAGAGCCTCTTCATATTCGCATAATTCCCCCCAGCTTGAACAAGGTTTAATTTCCTTAATAATCCAGCAAGGGAGGATACGGCTTTTGCTGCTTGAATTACATCGTCATTGGTATAGTCTCTGTATTTTCTCATACAGAGATAAGTATCTAATAGGAAGACGAAAAGATAAAAATTCTTTCGTCTCCCTATCTCTCAGTAGTTCGTCATTGGACAACCATTCGTGACGAAATACATCATAGCCCGGTCAGGCTGTTCCACTGCGGCTTTGGCTCCGGCCAGACCCAATCCACCAACCAACTCACGCATACGCTTGATTGCCGGAATCTTGTGGGAACTTGCGTAGGTATTGGGGAATTCCAGTCGAGTGACACGATAGATGGCTTCGACGTAATTCATTCCAGGGGTGGTAGGGGTGGTTTCGATGACTACATCCGTCACACCACTACAGGATTTACGAATCATTTCCGCTGCTTCAGCGAGGTTACATTGCAAGGTCATTTTCATTTTTATAATGTATCAGTTGTTTGGGTAAATGTCAACGGTTAAACGGTAATTTTTGGTTTTCTCAATTCGAGTGGAATGAATTCGTCATTCACACATCCGCATGCGGTGCAGATAAATACGGGAATGGGAACGTAAGAATCTTTTGCTGCTCCAGTAACAATACGGGAAACTTTCCGCATCATTACTGCTTCGCTGAAAGTAGTAGAATGACATTCGTCGCAAGATACTTCGGTGGTTGAGTCTAGTGTTACGCCAGCTTGTGGTGGTTTGTTATTTAATAAATCCATAGACCACCAATACTAACTCAACCACCGAGGTTTGTCAAGAAGGTTGAACCATATCAAATGGCAGATAGGATTCATCTGCACCTTCCAAGTCGCCACCATCTTCATCAAACTGTTCACTATCGGCATTTTCATAGACAGTCTCATCGCTTGCTATAAACTCTTGAGACACCCACTTGCCAGTTTCGGTATCAAACGTCTGAATAACGAATCCGGGTGTAATCTTTTTAACTTGCATAAATGAAGAGTATATCTGTTCTATAAAAAGTCAACGGTTATTTCGTTTCTAGGAGGGGGTACCCCTCCCCTGTTTTACTTTTTGTACTGCCACACCCCATTGGTTGAATTGTATTCAGCCACCCCTCGTTCAACCAACTCTGTCTTGAACTTTTTGGTGGCCGACTCTTCTCCAGCTCGGAAACCCACGAAGGTTCCTATGAAGAAAAGACCGAGTATTAAACACACAAGCAATCCATCAGTATCAATTTTCATATCTTTGTTTTATTCAGCCACGTAAATCTTTTCACCAACAGACGTGTGGTTGTACACACCCTCACTAACCACGTAACTATTTGTTTCGACGATGGTTACATAGAAATATTCAATTCTTCCAGCACGGGAATAGACGGATTTAACACTCTTTTCCAGAACCACCCCGGATATGTGTTCGGGATGATTCTTACCCATGGCTTGCTGCACCCATCCAAAAACGGGCAAGTAATGATAACGATAAACAGAAACGAAAGAGTCACGAAAATCTTCATAAATTGAGAATATTTCAGATTTATAAAAAGTCAACGAAAATTTTCAATAACCCACGTTTTTTTCACCAAAAAGTTTGATGAATATTTCCGTTGGTCCAAAGGTGCTGAATGAGTTAAACTGATAACCGCCTTTGTAATCCCAAATGCCACAACGGACGCCATCGACGGTGAAACCCCAACTGTATTTCACCTTGTCGGGATCATCCTCACAGTTTGCGGGAAAGCCTAACACCTTTTCAATATCCTCGACAGAAAGGCCTGACAATGAACCTGTACGAGAATCACCAACTTTATTTACTGCTTGAATCTTCATATATACCTTATGTTATTTGATTGTGATAAAATGTCAATCCCTTTCGGGAAGGGGGTACCACCCCTCAAGTGGATTTATGGTTGACCACTAACCGACAGTTTTCTAAAAACGTGGCATCATCATATGCTAACTTCATCCGATTTATATCCACATGTACAAGCCTGATATTATCAATTTCATTCTTACCACCATTAGATAAAGCCACGATGTGATCCACCGAGATAGTATTGGCTTTTAATTTTTGACCTGTTAATGCACATCGACATTTTTGTTTTTTGACGACATGATACAAATCCATCGCCGTTATTTTAGTGAAGTGTGTGAACTTTTTACGTTTCATCACTTTTTTTGCATTACCATAATTGAATAATTTATGGTGAAACTACAAATCCAGACGTATCCGTTCTAGCTTTCCCTTTCGCAGTCAGTCCTACAATAACATTACTCGAATCCAAAAATCGCAAATCCGTTTCATCTCCATCAATGACGGGATAACCCAAGTATGTATCTGGTAAATTTTTGAATACAACAGCAACATTACCACCAGCTTTCAAAACTCGCATCACAGATTCATCATTAGATTCACTTTTAGAAAATGTCAGATGATAGTTTTTAGGAAAATCACCGGTTAGAAATTTCATCATTCGTTTTTCTGATTTACTATAATCATAAAACTGGATATTAGGAAACATATCCATGACGTTTTTACCATCCACCAGTTGATCTTCCCAAGCAATGTCGCTGGTTCCATTGATACGTATACACGGGGTGGTACCCCCCTTGGTACTGTCTTTGACGAGCTTGTTAATGTCAAAAATCAGACGTTTCATCCACAAATCGGTATTTTCAAAGAAAGACACCGTTTTATAAATTCGAGCCTTTTTGACGTTGGAGAAATTACCCATACCAGCGGTAAAGAGACACGCCTTGCGACAACCTTTCGACGCATTTGGACAAGTATTGTAACCAGATTCATCACTTGGAGCCAGATATGCTATCGCGGTTGAGTATCCTAGCTTATCACCCTTCACCGTTTTGGTATTCGTACCGACGTTCAAAATTGGATTTTTCATATACAAAGAGATTACAGGAAATTTATAAAAAGTCAACTGCCTATTTGGGAGGTACCACCCCCCACCCACAAAGTATTAGGGAGAGTGCTCGTAACCAACTGCACTCTCCCCGTATTAGAACGACTTAGATCTCGAACGTCGTGCCGTTCACCTTCACCGTCTCCAACTGCGACAGGTCCATCGCGAACTCACGGAAATTGCTAATGCTCAACTGCTTACGGACCTTGTTCTTAGCAATCGTCATAGGGGCCGACTTGACGGCCTTGAAAACACCCGGCGTAATGGAAACCTTGGTGTGCAACAGACCAAACAACTGCACCGTATTGTCAACGGTGTTAATGTTCACACCATTAGCCACCGGAATGTATTGGTCTTTCTTGGTGTAATCAGCATTCTGCTGACCGTTCTTGTGAGCTTCCAAGGTCTTTTTCAGACTGTCCATCACTTCGACAGACGCGGCCTTTTCCAACTCACCCCAAACCTCAGCATTCTCAGCCATGAGAATCTCCAATTCCGTCACACTCTTTTCCACAAGGGTATTGTAGGAAAAACCGAGGTTGACGGTGTAACGAGCAGTTTCGCCCGTTTTCTTAGTGGTGTAAACCAGAGATGCGAATTGGCAACCCTGAATACCTGCGACTTGTTTTGCAACTTTAGCAATGACGTTTTCCATATTGATCAAATACTACTTTAGGTTTAATAAAAAGTCAACGGTTATTTTATAGAAATTGAAATTATTTCGTTTCAACCAAGGATTTTTCAACCAAGGCCAACAGCGTATCCTCCGGTATGAGGGAAGCAATTTGCTTGTGGTAACGAACCATTTTCTTGCGGAGTAGGTCCATTTGTTTGGGGGAGAGTGTTCCCCGTTTGGTATATTGAACTGCGAATGAGGAAAGAATTTCCGCATCACAACCACTGAAACCCACACCATTAAGGTTGTGAGTGCGACCAACGGCTTGCTCGTCCGCAGTCTGAAACTCGTAAATGCGAGTGAGGCCACGTAACACCCACGCGTCATTGTTACGGAGTTGAGATTTCACAAAATCGATAATTTGTTTTTTAGTTACTTTCATCGTGTGAACAGACTACCAAATTTATATAAAAAGTCAATAGGTAATACAAATTATTTTAACATTCTACGTTATCGTTAAAGTGATATGATCAGGCGTTGGTGCCCTATCCTTTGCGGTTTATCGCTAGTCTGACCGGCTATGTCTTTCACTTACGAAGTGAGAATATCATAAAATGCTTCGGAGTCAACGAATTTGATAACAAATCTGCGTTAACGGTAAAGGAATATGATCAGCCTCCGGTCCCCTATCCTCGTCGTTTCATCGACTGTTATTAAAACAATATCATTTTTTATACTTTTGTCAAGTGGTTCCCTATTTATTTTGTAGGGGACTCAATTATGCCTAATGCAAAAAAATACAAAAGTATAAAAAACAATTCGGAACGTCATAATCATTATAAAAAACAAAAACGTGAGTGGATGAGAAACCATAGACGGAGAAAAGTTTTCAAAACGGTTTCCGGTAGATTAAATAACGGTTGTAATGGCCGAATGAAGAATAAAAATCCGTTAATCACTGTTACACCATTTGATTTATGGAAAATCGCTAAAAAACAGAAGTTGATTTGTCCGTTTACGGGTCAGAGATTGACTAGAGATACAATGTCTATTGACCACATTCATCCGATTTCCCGTGGAGGAACAAATGATTTGACAAATTTACAATTTGTTCATAAAGATATTAACATCGCTAAAGCTTCACTAACATCCGAAAACTTTATAAGATTATGTAATCTAGTCACCAACAATTTTATACAAAGTGATTATTGACAATTTATAAAAAACCGGTAATGTAATCCCGGTATGAATGCACATAATCTTGAAGAACTGAAAAAACGACGATACTGGTTTTCTGGAATCGTGCGACAAGTGCAATGCATTCATCTACAATTGGTATTGGATGGGTAGGTCGTTTGTCACCTATGACAATCTGATTGTGTGCAACGTCTGTCGCACTCAGGTGGTGATTGAAACCATTGCAAATCGTGAGCTTCATAAGTTAGGGGTAATTCGATAAATTAAAATAACCATTGACTTTTGTTTGGAGTGATATAAAGTGACTTCGTAATCTTAAAAAATCTATGAACATTAACACTCTGTCCGCAGACATCGACGCCATTAACAATGTGCGTGCTTATCGTCAATCCATTGGAGCCACGCAAAGTGCTTCCTATCCTTACAACTGGTGGCAGGCCTCTTTGGTGGTCCTCACCTATATGAGCGAACCGACACCCACTGCGGTTGTCGAGGGCATTCTCAAAGATGAACTGGGCATCACATTGACCGTCCGCGGCACCCTGTTGGCGAACGCCGTGGGTGGTGTGAAGCCGAGTAAGGTTCGTCGTGAATACACCAAGTCCCTACCTGCTCTCGCCAAGGCTTTGGGTTTGACTATTGGTAAAGAAAAACGTAATCGTGGGCTGAGTGCCAATACATTCTACCTCCGTAACCGTGACAAAGCTCGTGCTACTTTGCTCGCCCAACACCCCCACCTCATGCCCCTCTTCGTGGAATGTGATCGTATCGTCCGTTCCTAATTCTTAACGGTCTTCCAAAAGGTTCAAAAGCCCTTCCGGTGAAAGCTGGAAGGGCTTGACTTTTTATAGAATTCCATTATATTTTAACCACGATGACACCTGAACAGATACGAGAATTCAATCGAGTTGCAAAAGGAACACCGATGAGTAAGACGCATGATGTATCCACACTTGGTTGGATTGTAGTCATAATCTTCTCATGCATCATGGTTTACTGTGTTGTCAACTCCGAAGATGGCGCAGTGACGCGAGTGGATGGTTGCCAGTATCTGCGATTTTATACGGGTCGGGGATTCGATTACACCCATAAAGGTGACTGTGATAATCCTATCCACTATAAAAAGTAATGGTTGACTTTTGATAAATGACTGATAATCTTTAACCACATGAATATAACCTATCTCCAACTCCTTGAACGTCTCAAGAAAATGTCCGGTGAAGAATTGAATCAAAATGTCAGTATCGCCATGGACGACAGCGAAGAAGTTTTGCCTGTCAAAAAGGTTGACACAACCACCAAGGGTGATTGGACCGATGATATTTTGGACCGTGGACATATCGTGTTACGTGTGAACTTTTAACCAAGAAAGAACTATTTTATGCCTTGCAGATGTGATTATATGGAACCAACGGGACTTTAACGGGAAAGCAAACTCACGTGCGAATTCATCTACCACCTTGGTAAAAAGATGAAGTGTGGCTTTCCTACTTGGGCCAAGACAGGTGCTGAAAATTACTATGGTGATAAAGATAGGGCCGACGAAGCCACCGTGTATCTCTGTCAGACAATTCGTTTCATGTCGAAGAAAGACCGTGAAAAGTATGTCTATGATGCACATGACCCCGTGGCCCGTCAACTGGCTACTTGGTGGGAAAAACATCAGGATGAGGACAAAGCTCGAATCATAGAAGAAAACAAAGTCAAGGTTTTATTGAAGAAAACTGTGGGAAGTCTTACTGCAGAGGAAAAGTCCCTGTTGAAGAAATATAAACATTTGTGAAATTAGTAATTGACTTTTTATAACAACTCAGGTAGTCTTTGATCATAATGAAAAACACCTCCAATCTCCCGGTTTATCACAAGACTCGCACCGCAACGTATCTCGACAATGGTGATGGAAGTCTTACCACCGTCTATCACGGTAAACAGACGGTTGAAAAGACAATTCTACGCGTCAAGAATGACCGTCAAGGTGAGGAATTTCTGAAAATGTGGAAGTTGTCCAATCGTCGTAGTGTGTCTCCCGTCACCACCTATCAGTTGTATCGTTGTCCGGTGGGTGGTAAGAAGTATGACGAAGTGACGAATCCTCATGTGCGGATTTCCTCCACGGGTCGTCGTTTCGTTCTCTCCCGTCGTGGAAGTATTTCCAAGAAAAATGCACTGGTTATCTGTCTCTTGAAAAAGTAAACGGTTGACATTTACACAACCGCATACACAATACACCTATGAAATACACCGAAACGTCAGAACATAAACGCATTCTGGAATTGAATGCGTCTCTGGAAAAGTTGCACATGGGTGCAACTAAAACGGCGTTTGTTCACTGTCTGATTGCAATGTTTGTCGTCACAGTTTTGGGTATCATATCTATCTTTTCAACCGATTGGGTGTTGGAAACCATGCGTCATCTAAACATGGTTTTTGGCGGAACGTGTGTGACGTGGATGTTTGAATCCCAACGGTTGATTGAAAGTGATAAACTTCGTTTTCAAGAGTATTTGAATGCGATGGAAAAAATAGAGAAAATTGATACAAACGCTTGACGTTTTATAAATAACTGATAGTATTTATTTATATGAAACAACGAATGACACAAATCGAAGCGATGCACTCTGTGAGAAAATCGTATGATTTCAATCCATCATCGCGGGTTGTACAGAGTAAGAAGTTATTCAAACGACATGATAAATTTAAGAAGACGTGGAAGGATGAGTAAGTGACCATCCTTTATAGGATTTTCTTCTACCATTGACAATCCTATCCACCTGTTGTTGAATACAACCGAGTTTAGTATAAAACTCTTTTCGTGTTCCGTTAAAAGTTTCTCCGTTAATGTGTTGAAAAGAAAATTGAGTTTCGTCTGGTGGTAAACCACCATTACGAAATTCTTTTCCATGAAAGAAGTTCTTGACACCGGAGTTTTTTCCTATCAATCGTTTTGATATGAGAGACTTAGTAACCTCATTATGTTTGCGTCCTAACATTGGACTGGATGAACTGAATGCAACGTTGTAACAATTTTCTTTGTTCAATTGACAAAAATCTAAATATTTTTGTTCTATCAATAGTAAATCATCAACCAATCGTTCAATAATCACAAATTCAAAATTGTCAATACCATATTTGTCTATTGCATGTTGTAATTTTTCGGAATCATGATTGTTGGTTTTCAAACAGTGTCGGTGGGAATTCCATCGCTTAGTAAAATTGATGGAGCTTCCCACATAATATTTACCATCAATTTTATTCACTATCAAGTAAATTCCTCTGTTTATAGTATCGGTTGAGTCTTTCTTGATTAAGACGTTCTTTATTTCGGTGATAGTATCGAAGTTGTCTTTTCCGACGTTCTTCAACAAGTTCAGCCATTGGTCTGTTGAGTTTTTTTCTTCCCATAATTTCATAAGTTTTATCTTGACATTCATAAATAGTGTGTAGAGGAATAAAACGTAGAAGAAAATTAAAAATGTTTTGACATATCAGTAAACATTGATATATTTATTTTATATGAGTCAACCTATTAAACTTACCGCCAGTCGTTACGAACTCGCCTTTCAAAAGGCCCTCAGTGATTTGCCTGAATGGAAACGTAAGGCCGTAAAAGAGGATATGGAGAACAAAGTCGCTGACAGTCGATTGCTTTCGGAATTCAGTAAACGAGTGATTGAACTCGCTGAAAATAACGAAGAAATCTTCTTGACTTGCTAACATGACCAATATCAATAACCGAATCAAACGTATTGCGAATGCGATTGATGAACGTGGTGGTGAAAACCTTCCCCGGTTCACCATGTATCGCAGTCCAACCACCATTCACATTAAGCTTGATGGTTGGGACGTGGCCACGTATGATTCCAAGAGTGAAACGTCTGGATACAATTCCGCACAAGTGTTGTTGTCTGAACAATTGCTTGACATTCCTGCTACCGTAGAATAATCTCCCTCCACCAACGGAACACCCTTTTCGACGTTTCGGGTTGTTTGCGAATGTGGAAGGAGAACGTATTGACACAACATTCGACGTTGGTTTTAATAAAACTTTGAGTTGACTTTTTCTAAATCGGTTATATCATCCAAAACATGAGATTACTCAAATATCTTGCAGTTGACGTAACAACTTTGATTGATTCCCCAAAACAAATAACTGAATAAGAACTATGTCTGTATTATCCACAAACTTTCTCGGAACTGTAAACAACATCACTGCAGAGGTTTACGAAATTGGTAAGACCAATGTCAGCAAAGCCGTTGACATGGTATCCGAACAAGCTCCCCAAGTCGCCAATGAGTATCTCACTTGGATGTTTTGGGATCACGCATTCAGTGCGAGTTATTCATTGATTATACTCGCTTTAATTGTAATTCCAACCACTATTGCGTTGTTTAAGAGTCGTAACTGTGAGGATGAGACTAAGTTTTTCATAAGGTTATACAGCATTATTCCGATACTTTTGGCTATGGTAATCCTCTATGACGGAGTGATTGAACACGTGAAAGAGTGCGTCAGGATTAAAGTCACTCCCCGTGTCGTTCTCATCGAAAAAGCAGTCACGTTGTTCAAATAACGGTTGACTTCTTATAGAACTGATATACTCTACTTAAAGATTTGGGAACAATAGCCAAAATCCCTCAGTAACCAGACTGACGACTAGGGCCACGATAAGGTCCACCACTTTTGCCCATTAACGATTGCCTTATGGCCTGATAGTTGGTATGCTGTGATGAGTCAGCAAGGAAAGACCGTAATAGCGGACGATTGGGTGGTCGCGATAAACCCAATAACAGGCGCGGTTGAGTATCAAACTTGGTCGTATTCTCAACGGTGGACCTAACATCGAATTCTTCAAATCAAAAGGAATGGTGGCTGATGAAGTCCGGGCCAGAGAAATGGTTGATAGTGCTCTTCTCCAATTGGGAATCAAAACCGGTGTAAAATATTCACTAGATGAGTTGACATTTCTAGAATGGAAGTAAAATAAGCGAGGCTTTATTGAATAAATCTCCAGACGAACGTTTTTTGATTGAATCTAAAAAACAAAATACTAATCTGGAAAAATACGGCGTAGAATATCCATCCACTTTACCAAATAATAGAAAAAAGTCAAAAATTAAAATGGTAAAGTTTTGGGAAAGTTTGAATGATGATGAAAGAACTGATTTGATATTGAGTTTTCAACATGCGTGGACGGAAGAACGACGCAACGATAAAAGTCTTGATATGAAAGTGTTGTGGGCTTCTCTAACCGATGAGGAAAAACAATTCCGGTTATCTCGGTTACATGCTGGAATAAAATCCACATCTTCACTAGAAACGAGAATTCAAAAAATATTCAATACGTGGAAATCATATTCATCATTTGAGTATATACCACACTTTTATATTAAGTCAACAAATTACGATTTTTTGATAAACGAGTCGTTTATATTGGAAGTAAATGGTGATTACTGGCACGCAAATCCAAAAATTTATAAATCAGATGATGTTTTTCAATTTTCATGGGGTCGAATGACCTCATCTGACATTTGGAATAAAGACGAAACAAAGCGAAAATTGGCCGTTGACAATAACTATAAAATTGGTTATATTTGGGAATCGGATATGAATAAGTTGTCCGACATTGATTTGGAGTCTCTTTTAATCGACATAATAAATGAAAATTTCACTTGGTAATATTGACCGAGAAATCTTCTATGTAAACGAACATGTTTTACATGGTGAGGTGATGTATTTGGTTACACCGAAACATATCGGTGTCAAGTGGACCAATGATAACAAAATTTTCCGATCAAGTCTTTGGAATTCTGATGGTGAGTTGGTTTCTGCATCATTTCCAAAATTTACGAATTGGGGAGAAAATCCAGAAAATTTTCCTGTTCCAAATTCTCTAACCAATACCACAGTCATTGAGAAAATGGATGGAAGTTTGTTATGCATCTCGAAAAATCGTGGCCATTTCATACTTCGTACCCGTGGAACGGTTGACGCAACCAAGTTGGACAATGGCGCAGAACTGGCTGCCTTTCAACCTATTCTGGATGATTTGAAGGAACGATACAATTCAAACACTTGGGACTTCTCTCTGTTGTTTGAATGGTTGTCACCAACGAATGTTATCGTGATTAACTATGGTAATGAACCACTGTTTTCTTTGATTGGTTGCATTGACCATGATGATTACTCATTGACTCCACAATCTATCTTGGATTCTTGGGCTGCGGTCTGGAAGGTCGCACGGCCTCAGTCCTATACTTTCAAGTCAACCGAGGATTTGTTGTCTATGGTGGACTTGTGGAAGGGCAAAGAGGGTGTCTGCGTTTACTCCAAGAATCAACAAATGATTCATAAGGTGAAGTCCGCTGATTATCTTGTGAAGCATCGTTTCAAGTCAGAAGCTACGCTTGAAAACACTCTTGAGTTATATTTTCAATTAAATTGTCCAACCTATGTTGAGTTTGAAACCAAACTTGTGGAACTGTTTGATTGGGAATGTTTTGAGATGGTTCGTGGATACGCATCTTCTATTTGTGATGCGGCCAAACAGGTCAATCAAATAATCGCAGGAATTACTGCGTTTGTCGAGCCATTGAAGATAAAACCACGTAAAGATGCGGCCATAGCTATTACATCGTCTTACGGTGAAACAGGCAGAAGTGGCATGGCATTTACATTGTTAGATTCAAAACCTCTAACAAATGACCAACATAAGAAATTGTTTTGGCAGGTTCTCAAGAAATAAGATTAGATACTTGGTCGTTTTGACTTTATGAATAATATTTATATTCATGATAATATACAAAACGACCAATTTACTTAACAATAAAGTTTATATAGGCAAAGACACAATCAACAATCCTACCTATTATGGGTCTGGATTGTTGATTCGTGCTGCTATCAAAAAATATGGTAAGGAAAATTTTAAAAAAGAAATTATTGAAACCTGTCCGGCAACTGATATTTTAAATGAAAGAGAAAAATATTGGATTGACTTTTTCAAATCTACTGATAGAATTATTGGGTATAACTTAACAGATGGAGGAACAGGCGGCCAAACGTGGAATGAAAATAATAGAGAAAAGAATCTCAATAAATTGAGAGACGGGTGTAAAAAATGGTGGCAAGTAGAAGAAAACAGAAAATTACATTCATTTAAATTAAAAGAAAGATGGAAAACAAAAGAGTTTAGTGAATATATGAAAGACATGCTTGGTGGCAGGGAAATAGCATGGAAAGATAAAATATCCAAATCGGTAAAAAACTGGTATGACAATCATCCACATCCCCAAGATGAAAAAACCAGAAAAAGAATAGCTGATGAAAATAGAATACGATTCACGGGTAAGGAATTTAAATCGGTTTCCAAAGAAACGGAATTAACTGTAATTAAACTTTATCAAACAATTGGTCCGAGATTGATTGCTAAAGAAACGGGATTAAGTCAATATATTGTCATACGTGTTCTCAAAAAAGCCGGAGTATATCAAAAATGGCAAAAGGGAATAGGTGATACGAAATCCAAACAGTGTTCTATTTCAAGGTGTGGTGATGGAAATCCAATGTTCAAAAGTAAGTGTTGACATTTTATAAAACTCCGGTATTGTAAATCAAATGAAAACAATCTCTCTTGCAGAATCTTTCTCACGTCTTGAACAGGCTGCGGCTGTAATCGTGGATGATACAGTCCTTACGTATCCGGGCCTTTCTGACTTAGATGGTGAAGATACCAACGAATTTCTTTGTGTGAATTGGACGGATGAGGATGGTTGGGATTATTCCATCGTCGCAAACGAAGCTGACAACAGGGAAGTGATTGTCAACGATGTGGGTCAACTGGTTTTTATGGGTGGGGATGACCAAGCTTTCACTGTCACACTCTTGACAAATTGGAAGTTGTAAGGTATATGTGACCTATATGAATAAACTCTTTATCGTTCTCTCACTCGCCCTCGTTTTGGTTGGTTGCACCGAAAATCAACGTGCTCGTAACTTTGGTGGGTCGGCCACCGAGAAGTTGCCACCGGGCCGCAAGTTGGTGAATGTCACTTGGAAACAAGACAACATGTGGCTTCTCACTCGACCAATGACAACCAACGATGTGGCAGAGACATACAAGTTTGCGGAATCATCCTCGTTTGGTTTGGTGCAAGGTGACGTCACGATTATTGAATCAAAGTAATTGTTGACTTTGTGTGAACTACCCACCCACAGCAAAGCTGATGGGATGGGCTTCGGAGGTCATAGACTCACCTAATGGTAACGCCTTACTCCGTTTTTGTTTTACATCCGAGTTAGTTCCTAAACCAGATAGTATTTTTAAACCTTGTTTTTTAATATTCACGCTTGCATTAAAATCTCTGTCGTGTACAGTATTACAACTTTTACAAGTCCATTCTCTATCTTTTAGAGTTAGGTCTTGATTTATGTAATTACAAACATTACAGGTTTTACTACTTGGAAAGAATCGGTCAATCTTAACAACCGTCTTATCGTTCCAATTAGCTTTATATTCAAGCATAGTGTAAAAAGTACCCAACGAAACATCAGAAAAGGCTTGTGCTAATTTATGATTCTTCATCATATTTTTCACAGCTAAATCTTCAATACAAATTACATCGTGGTTTTTGATGATTTCTGTACTAACTTTATGCAAATAGTCTTTTCTGATATTGGTTACTTTTTCGTGTATTGTTGCAAGTTTTGATTTTTGTTTTAATCTGGAATTGCTTCCTTTTACTTTTTTAGATAATTGTCTTTGTTCATATTTTAACTTCTTTAAGTTGGTTTTTAGTGTCTTTATGTTTTCATACACCTTACCATCTGAAAGTATAGCTAAATCCTTAATTCCCGTATCAATACCTACCTTTGTGTTTGTTTTTTCAAATGGAATATATTCTACTTCACAAGTGATGCTTACATAATACTTTCCTGTTGTTGATTTTGATATTGTTGCAAAAAGAAGTTTGCCTTCAATTTCTCTATGTAAATTTATTTCAATACCTTTTTTGAATTTAGGTATCTGTAATTTACCATCTTCAATATACACCGATTGTGGTATTGTAAAACTTTGTTTGTCAAACTTGTTTTTAAATCTTGGAAATTTAGTTTGCTTTCTAAAAAACTTATTGTAAGCAGTATCTAAATTTCTAAGTGATGATTGTAAACTTTGAGAGTTAATTTCTTTAAGCCAAACAAACTGTTCATCTTTTTTCAGAACAGTCAAGTCATTTGCATTATCATAGTAATTGAGTGATTTCTTTTCTTCAAGATATGTTTCTTTTCTACTATTCAAGTAACGATTAAACACAAATCTACAAGCCCCAAAATGTTTTGCAAGCAATTCAATCTGCTCTTTGTCAGGAGTGATTCTAAACTTGTATGACTTATGTATTAACTTCATTCTAATATTAAATAGTCTAAACTTTTGTAAAATTACAATATTTTTTACAAATACGCGATTTTTTTGTAAATATTTCCATCGAGTTTGAGAAACATTCACAAAAAAATCGCTCCATTATGTCTAAAGAATTGATAAACCGGAGTATATCAGACAGTTGCAGAACTTGACCAATGCGAAAGAAGTTGACTTTCCATGTTTTGTGGAACATGATACGACTTGTGGTGACGATGATGTATTCATTCACCCGAAGGTTGAACCAGCTAACCATTTCTAAAATGAAATTTACCGAAGACAACGACGACATTAATCCAGTCAAACTGGCCACTCCGTTTCATATTCTTTCTCTCATTCGCAAGAATAATGGATTGACAATGGAACAGATTATGAATATGGGTTACGTGTTGGTTGACGTTCCCCTGAATGAACTGCTTCGCAACGATACGGTGTTTTTGCATGGTGACGTGTATCTCCCTAACGATTAACTACTTATTAAGATTCGTTTTCTTAAACCACGGAAGTTGCCGATGCGTAAAGAGAAAGAACTACCGAACGGCGAGATAGTGTGGACTCCATTCGCACTCAGGAAAATATCCCTTGACAAGACGTATCGTGAGATTGAATTCAATCTCAATCTGTTGCAGGAAAAAGTGGACTACCAATACGTCTAAACTTTTTTCATAAAAAGGCCGATTGACTGTTGACTTTTTCTAAATGTGTAGTAATCTTTTTTCACAATGAATAACAAAACGAACCTCTCCACGAATCTGAAACTCTCCATCAACGAACGTCTGACCTTGGACCAGCGCCAGTCGCTGCAAGAGTATGACGCCAAGATGGATTTGCTTCACTCCATTCACGCGGAAATCGAAAAGGCCAATCCCAAGACGGATGGTTTCGATAACTCTGACATCGACGGAAACACCACCCGTTATGTCGGTTTCTACAATTTCACCGAATAACCAATGAACCTACTAAATGGTGCCTTGTGGGGTTTTTCGGGAACACCGTCAATCCTGAAAAACCCCTTTGAAAAGAGTAAAATCGACCGTATATTCGTTCACTGTTACCCCGATGTGTGGAGCAAAGTTGGTGCGTGGAAGTTTGAAGCCACCCTTAGCTTTACCAATGGGGATACCAAAGGTGAACAAAAAATCCACGGTACATCCTATCCAGACCTTATGAATAAGGTTGACAGTTTTATCAAAACCGTGTAATCTCTATACATGAAAATCAATCAAGATAATCTCGCAGACGTATCCATCAAAGTCAAAAACCAACGGGAAAATGACTTGGCCATTCTATTCCTCTCACAAATTGTTGGTGCCAAGGTTCCCGATACCTTGCAAAAAGGTGGTGATTTGTATGAGTTTACTAGGGAATATCCATATCTCGCCGTGGTGGAAGGATTCAATAAAATAGATGGTCATAAATATGCCCGAGCAAAGACCTTCACCGTGGCTCGTTTGGGTGAGTTGCTCGAGTTCCTGCTTGAACCTTCCGATGAATCCGTTGACGTTGGAAATGGTTATCAGGCCATTGTATCCGCTGACGGTGTGACGGTTGAGGGAATCACCTTCTCCCATGACGGCGTGTTGAATCTGACCAATGTCGTTAACAAGTTCAAGAAGTAAACAAACAACAAATCAATAAAATAATTATGGAAAAAATCTTTGCTGCAATCGGTATTCTTTTGGGTGGCGTCATTCTCATCGTGGTATTCAGTGCTCTACTGGCCCTTCCGGTGATGTGGTTGTGGGATTGGATTATGCCAATTCTGTTTGGACTGGGCACAATCACTTGGGCTCAGGCTTGGGGATTGATGGTGCTCTGTGGCTTCTTGTTTAAGTCCACTACCACCGTCAAAAAGGACTAAATAAAAAGTCGAAAGATAGTTGACAATTAAAAGAAGTTTGGTAAGGTGATGGTGTTGAGGGAATATGAAGTAAGGTTTGGGGTAAACCTTCGATAATCCGAAAAAACCCCAATGCTTTTTGAATTATCATGGAACCATTCAACGAAGAAAAAGTCAGAATCGTCGCAACCTTCTTTACAATCCTCATTCTGATTGTGGGAATGACTGTGAATGGTTGTAATCCCTACGTGAAATAACCCTTGACATCAAAGTCAACAACCAAGTTGAAAAACTGGCTGCACTCACCATCCTTTCCAATCTAACTGGTATCCCCATTGGCCCAAAGGCATTGACTGAAACCATGGAGGGAAATGGAGTTTCGGCATATCCTTACGTCATTTTTGACGTCAATGTTATCTCCGGTAGGCGCACATTGCAAGATAGAAAGGAATTCAGCCTCGCTGAAGTCTCCAATCTCAAGGATTATTTGAAAAATGGTGATTCGGTGGAAGTGGTCTTGAATGATTCATACACCGCGATTGTTTCCAAGGATACCGTCAAAGTTGGTTGTCAGACGTTTCCTATCACCGTTCTCAAGGCACTGGTTGCGGCTCATAAAAAGTTGAACAAAAAGTAAATGGTCTATTGACTTTTTATAAACCACTGGTAATCTACTCACATGATTTCACTTGAAACGGAATTCGTTAGTGGTGCTGGTGGTTACAGTGCCAATCCTCTGACCTACAAACAGGTTACTCGCACCGAGACGGTGGCTCTCTATGCTCGTCATCGTGAGGATGGCACCTTGAAGGATCACGAAGTGTTTCGTATCAAACTCTTAAAGAAGGGTCATCAAATCTTCAAGCAGACCTTGGAGGACGATACCGAACAGTATCCCTCGAATGAGAAGTTTGGTCGCACTGCATGGAGTTTCCTCCGATTGGGTGCCGCAATGGTGAAGTATCAGGAATTGGTTGAAGGCAAAGTCGCCACGGTGGATACAAGCGATGATGGTGATGAAACGGAAGTTGCACCCCGTCTGGTTGGTCGGGCTCGTAATGAAAGGCCTGAGTTGGTCTATCCTGCTACCGAGCGATTCACCATGAAAGACTTGGCCTTGGTGAACAGTGTTGGTTGGAATCCCGCACTCATCTACAACCATATCAAAAAGGAAATGGAGGGTGGTGTGCTCGTCGAAGTTGCTCGAGTCAAGACTGATTCGGGTCGGGGTAAGCCGAGTGTGGTTTACTCGTTGGTTAACCGTTAAAATTTATGCTTATTTCAAACGAAAAGTTGGCGAAGATTGTCGCCCTCATCACCGAAACCGCTGCAAAAAAGGTTGGTCCAGACCGTGAGGATTTTCTACCCGATGATGCGGCGGGTGGTAACATTGACGATGCCTACTATGCGGGCATCGAAACCGGGGAAGTGTATTTCGCACGCACACTTGAAGCCATCTTGGAAGAAAAGAATTAATTGTTGACATTCGATAATAACTGACATACTCTAAAACCCATGACACACCAAGCCTTTCTTATCGGCGCATTCGTCATTGGTGCCCTTGCTTCAATGTTTGGGTATCCAATCTATGACTTCGATACCAAGAAGTTTAGTCTTGCCAATTTTGGATTGATAGTGGTGCTCATGATTGCATGGACCATTATTTTTCTCCACACGTACGAAAGTCGTTGACTTTTTATAAATATCCAGTAATCTATTTCCAATGAAACCAATGATTACTTGGAAACGAGTCACCAACAAAACTAGCAGCATTCCAAACCTGTTTGTTATCAGTATCTTTGGTGATGAAAGTGGATTCATAACCAAACCAAATGATTCTTCGACTGACAAAAACGCATGGAGAATCTATACGGGGATTGGTGATACGTGTCATTTCATCGGTCATGAGTATGACAAAAAGAAAGCCATGAAGAAATTGGAACAAATCTTTGTTCACTCGACGATTGTGGGTTGACATTTTATAAAACAATAGTAGTCTATTAAGTATGAAAATCAAACTGACTTCTACTGTCTGGTGTGCGGTTCTTGGTGTTGAAGTTATTGACCCCGATGGTTGGAATCGTAAAAACCTCCAATCCTCTTGGGATGAGGAAATCACCTTTGGGGTTTTCATGGACCGTTACGAGAACTCCACCGTTCGTGACCTCCAGAACAAGAGTGGATTGCCCGGAAACCGTTGGACGACATTCCAACGTGCAATACAAGCACTCCAGTAACCAATTTGCATAGCGTCCACAATTTAAGCCGTGGAGAATAGCGAAAAAGAGCCGTAACCAGTAGCTACTATGCAATTATTTTTACTTTCTATAAACAAATGTTGACAAATTAGATATTTCTACTATATTATCACAATGAACGGAAAAATCTACTTCAACGACCTGAACGAACTGGCAAAGTTCCTCATTGATTTCACTGGTTCAACGGCGACCTTTGAGGTCAAGCAGGACGGTAATGCAAGATGGGTCTTGACATTCCTTGGTGGATTCTAAAACCATGTGATGTGGCACGAATCATCTCGTCAAGTGATAATTTTCATGTGATTAGATGATTTTTTTGATATAATATCTCTGGTAATTTATATCCAATGAAAACAGTTTCAGAATCAAAACAAATTGCTGGATGGCCAAGTGATTTGAAAAAAATGCATGGTGAAGCGCAAACAGCTTGTTGGCAACGTCATAACCACGCTCGTAATATCGCTCATGCCGATTATTCTAATCCTAAGTATATCTACAATAGATTGAAAGCAGATAACGATTGGGAAAAGGAAAGTGATTTGATTTTTGAAGGTTTCCAGAAAAAGTTTGGTGATATATCTGCAAGAAGTGGATTGACAACCAATAAAAATCTGATAAAGTAATCGCATATGGAAGCTACTTGGACAATTGAAGATTTTACAACGGCAACGGGTCGTGCGCCTGAACAGGATGACTTGGAGCGGTGCAACTGCCCTGATGCTGGTCAACTTGCTCATCAATCTTGTGGCGTCTGCAAAGAACATAAGATGCCGGTGTTCATGTGCCGAGTATGTTTCAGCAAATGCTTCAAGCCGGGATTTGAACGACTGTAAAATAATCGTTGACATTCCAAACAAATCAAGTATAGTCATTACATATGAAACACAAGCTCATCAACTTCAAGACCAAGCAAGAAGTTCAAATCGGTGACACGGTGACAGATTTTCGTGGTGACAATAGCAAGGTGACTGACTTTGCCGCTCCAAAACATTCCGCCAGCACCGGACGAATCTACACAGAGCATGGCGCATTCTTTCCGTCTGTGTATGGCTGCGAGATTGTTGCGGCCTAACCTTTCAAACATATGCCTGAGAAATCATTCACCGATGACGATGAACCGGGCTGTCATATCTGTGGCGTTTGCACCGATGGTGAGTGTTCTTTTGACAAGGACATGAATCCACATAGTGAGCCTCGTCCCTGCTGTGGACATCATGGTTGTGCAGAAGATGTATAAAAACCTGTTGACAACCTGAATATCTTTGATAACATGTTCCCATATGAAAGACCTACCTAAGTACATCAACGTTCGTGTGAAACGAATCATCACGGCAAAGTTTGGTGTAACTCTTTACCCTAACCGGGTTTATGAAGCCGAACGAGACGGGCCGAACTAAACGGAAGCCCCGCCCACTCTACTAGGGAATGGGGGCACGGCCGAACAGGATGAGGCCATTCACCGAAGTCCGAGGTGGGTGGTAATGAAATGATGGGGAGAAAACCCCAGCAAATCTCGGCAAATCCCTTGACTTTTTATCAACTTTTGGTAGTCTATTTTCACAATGAATATCAACATGGACGACGCAAACCGTTTGAATGAACTCCACAATGAAATGATGGAGATACTCAACGAATTCAAGGACATCTGCCGTGGTGCTATGACGCCACGGGAATATGAAATGTTTCGGTATAAGACGTTGGCTCACTTGGAACCGGGACTTGAACGTGATTGTGAGTGGGTGACAACCTTTTCCGCAATCACTCCCTTGGACGCAGTTGTGGAATTGGCTCAAGATTCGGTGGTGGAAGATGAGAATGAAGACAGTGAAGATGAAGCCAACTAAGGCTTGACGTTTCGATAATAATCAAGTAATCTCTTACCACAATGAATAACAACCCAATCGTCAAAGGTTCAGTGGTCAAATACAAGGATGGTTACCAACGGGTGACTACCTTGTTCAAGAAGACCGCAAACATCGGTGGTATCTTCAACGGGAAGATTTATCACAAGGGCGTTCCTCTTTCGGAGTTGACAGAAGCTCATGAAGAGTGGTATGCTATGTGGCAACAGTCGGAAACGTATCAATCAATGTAATTTCTCTTGGTAGTCGTACTAAAGGTTGTGGGTTAACCTGAAACCCTCACGATTTTTCTCGGCGGAGAACAGGGTTAGTGAAGTGTCCATTAAATAAAAACTTGACAGGTGGCAACTATCCCTTAAATGTTGTGGTTTTTTGGTGCTTTATAACACCTTTTGTAACCGAACAAAATACAATTTGGACCTATACCACTCTCCCTGAGTGCTTAATCATTGTCCGTTTTCCAGTGTAACGGGGTCAAGACACTGGACTTTTTTTCCTATCCAAGTAGAATGTTTGGATTGACATATTCGTTTGACAGTTGATTTAGACACGTTGAATTTCAATTCAAATTCATTCTTAGTGCCACAAAATTCTTCTTGAGTTTTGATATTTGAGAAGTTATATTGTTGAGTCGAGGTTTTACCTTTATTCCAAGCGGTTTGACAATTTTTTAATCCCTTATTCCACGCAACTTGTGTGGCTTTAGTTAAACCAGTCAATCCTTTGTTCCAAGGAATATTTCCCACACGAAATCCTCTATTGGAATTATTTTGATATGATTGCCGTGTTGATTCTCTTAATTTTTGTCGTGTAACAGCACTGACTACACGATTGGCATATCCTCCGGTTGTGAGATTGTAACCACCTTCATTCCAATCTCTAAAAGAACGTTGATTGGCTATATGTTTGATTTCCAACTCATCAAGTAACAAATCGTTATCCGTTGTTTCTAGTATAGAGAATGTAAAATTGTCAAGGCCATATTTTCGGAATGCATTGTATAAGGGAGCATTTCGTTTACATCGTTTATGAACTTGCCATCTCTTTTCAACTCGTTGATTGGTCTGACCAACATAACGGTCACCGGTAATATTATTGACTGTTTGATGTTTTCTGATAATCTTGTTTTATGAATCATATCTTGGAAGAAACTGCACGAGAGTATCTTAGAACGAATCTGGTTAAGATGCCAGAGGGTTGGCAGTTTGTCTTTCGTATGATGTATGGTCGTAAAAATGGTAAACGGAGTGTGGAAGATACCGTGGCTATGGATATAAATGAAGTGCCAAGGGAGAAGTTGGATTGGGCCATGCAACAGGCGGAAAATAGTTTGAAAAAACTAGAGAAAGTAAGTTGACATTTTATCGTTTTGGTGTAGTCTTTTTTCACAATGAACAAAGAACCAAATACCGAAGTCAACGCACGTATTAAGCAATCGCTGTCGAACTACATCAGCGAAGTTAAGAAGTCCAAGAACGGAAGCTACTCCGGCTTTATTTGCGGTGGTTCAATCACATGGTCGGTTACCACCACGGACACCATCAACTTCGTCATCACGATTGACGGTCAACGGAAAAATGTAATCAGCATCGAGAGCAGTGAAGGTGGTCTGACCTACGCGCTCAAGTCCGTCATTGCGATTGTAGAAGAATAGGAACGACGAAACGCGGGATTCTCCCGCGTCTGCTGGTTTCTCCAGCACTGACGAGTCGAGTGGCACCAAAGCCGCAGTTCGCAGAACCTCAACACAGCACAAAACAAAATTATGCCTAAATCATCCATCAACATCACCGAAGTCGCTGCACTGATTTACTTTGACAAACACGTTACCAAAGAACGTGTTGAGAAGTGGGTTGCGAAGTTGAAAGAACAAGGTCATGCTACATCAGCCGTGGTTGGGGAATATGATACAAATATTGGTGCTCCCGTTTGGTATATTCCTTGACAATTCAACGGTGTCAAGATAGTCAGCAATCTGGCCGACAATCCATCCGATAACCAAATCAGAAAATATAGCAAAGGTTTGCTGTTTCTGATTGACTACAAATGATATTGGTATAATATCTAGTCAATAACTTATGACTCCAAACTATAAAAGGTATCTCGAAAACACCTACTCCGGCAAATCTCTCTTGGAAAATCATGGTCTGAATGAATACGATGTATGGGAAGTTTTGGGTGAGGATCCAAACTGTGATATGGGTGGTCATCACTACGAACCACGATTGGGCACGTTTGAAGGAACATTGCAAGACGTGATTATGCACGGTGTTGACCTACCCGGTTTTTTGCAATGGGGTGGTGGTGGACGTTTTGTGAAGAGCAAATTTCAAGGCAAGAATCTCGAAAACGTGCCCAATCCGTTTATCTGGGCAGGCAAGACAGATGGAGCCATGCTTTGTATTACTGTCTGGCTTGAGCCAGGCAAGGTCCAACAAGCAGAAACCATGAGTGTGTATGAGTTCGGTCAATACATGGGTGGAAACTAAAAATAAATAAACGAGATCGTTGACATTTTATAAAACTGGTATAGTCTTTGGTCATGAACTTGACCAAAGACCTTATCACTCGTTTGGAAAACAAAATAGTCGAAACCCTGTTACTGGCTCAAAAACGATATAATCGTGTATTTGATATTCCCACGATAGAGTTTGGTGATATGGGAAACATCGCGGGAAAGGCGTTTCGTTACGGTAACAAAGTGGCTTTCTCTCCCACACTTTATTCACAGAACATTGAAACTTTTCTTAACCGGACGGTTCCTCACGAAGTCGCACACCTCGTTTGTTTTCAGGTGTATCCTTTCGCAAAACAAGGTCATGGTCCTGAATGGCGGAGTGTGATGCGTAATCTGGAAGTTGCGGATATTGGCCGTTGTCATTCCTACGACACTACATCGGTTAAGAAACGGATTTTCAAGAAATTTGCGTTGGATTGTAGGTGTGGTGTTGGACACATCAAAGTCACGGCGAAAATCAAGAACAAAATTGAAAAAGGTGTAATTTATACCTGTCGGACATGCAAATCGGTGATTGGTAATCCACCGAAAAAAACAAACTATCTCTACCAATAGTGGTTGACATTTTATAAAATTAACATAATATCACTCACATGACAAACAAAGAGAAATTTGACACGTTGAACGAGGCCATTTTCAAACTCCGTGAGGATTGGAGTTTACCCTTCTGGCAACTTCCACCAGATGAACGATTGAATCGGAAAATTGAGTTGGTGGACAATGTTGGCTCTGTAAACTGTTGACTTTCTAAAAAACTTCTATATTATCTCAAATATGAATCACAAACAATATATCACCGAGGGAACAATCATCGTTGTCAACACCAACAGTTACCGAAACTCGTTTAATGAAACTGGAAAACACGTTGGTTTCGATAGTGCTGGCTTTCTCGCACTTTTGGCCGCACCCAAGCTCGGCGGTTTTGATTGGCATCGAGTGGACAAGGATGGTTCAGTGCATATCAATCAATTTGCAGGTCATGACTTGCATACAATTGGCAAGTTCACCAAGACCGGTGACTGGAAAATTCTCACCGAGAAAGAACTTGATGCGATGGTTAAAGAAAACGTCAAGGTGAGATACACCATTTCCGTGGAGTGTGAAGACGGCGATATTCCGCTGCAAAATTTGGGTGATATTCTTTCTGGTATCAACTACAAAACTCTGACGGTTAAAAGTATTCAGAGGGTTTCTTAATTGTTGACAATTGTATAATAACTGGTAAATTAATTATATGAAACTAAGAAACGCTCGTGACGGTCCTAACTGAACGGAAACTCCCATCACCCTGTTAGTGAGGGAGTAACGCCGAACGTGAGCAGGGACTACTCGTTGAAATCCAAGACGAGTGGTAATGAAATGATAGGGAGAAAACCCTAGCAAATCTTGGTATTGACTTTTTATAAATGTTTGGTAATCTATTTTCAATATGAACGACGAAATTGAACTTACCACCGAATCCGAAGAATCTGACTTTGGTTTTGAAGATAGTCACTTGGAATCGGCTTACGAAGAACGAACGGAGATTGACGAAGAACCGTATGATGGTGGTGGATGGTCGGGTGATGGTTCGGGAATGGATGACTTGGCCGATTACAACGCAAACGAGGCGGATGACTATTGTGACGAATAATTGTTGACTTCCTATAAATCCTACGATAATATCTCACATATGAACGTAACTGTATCACAAGTTTCCAACGATTCCATTCGTTTTAGCAATGGGCAATCTCTTTATTCTGAACACCGACAAGATTGTTGTGAACATCACTGGTTGTCATTTGAACATCTGACCATTGCGGATTTCGTGGGGATGGAGTTTGACCTTGACGGCGACTTCTTTGAAAAGGTGGATGGTTACGGCATTCGATTGAAGCCCGTCAATGGTCATCCGGTTGCGGTTCCCGGTTATGGTTCTAACAACGGGTATTACAGTTCGGATTTGACTCTTACGTTGTGTGGTGGAGAGAAGCCATCAAGGGAGTTTGATATATCCGAGTGTCAGGAAATTTCAGGTTAAAAGGTTGTTGACTTTTTATAAACCCTTGGTATCGTGACTCATATGTGTATCATCTCCGAAGGCGTAACCAATGAAGAAGTCTTGACTCAACTGCAGAGTGAGTTGAAGAAGGCCGAGGGTGTTATCTTCGCAACCTCAGAAACCCTCGCATACAAACGTAACCTGTTGCAAGGCATTCGTATTGTCGAGACGGTGATTGACTACAACCGCATGGAAAAGGAACTGGCTGACTTGAGAAAGGCCGCCGCAGGTCTGTTGAGTGATTGGGAAGATCAGTTCGGTGAAGGTCAATGTGACTGTCGCCCGGAGCCAGAGAATGATGGTCACGTATGCAACTCGTGCCGAGTTCACGCATTGGTGAATAATTAAATGAATATTAATAATGTTCAAGTAATCGTTGACATTTTATAATAACCAAGTAGAGTTCATTCACATGACTAAACAATACGACACTGAATTCTACCGCGCAGATGTTACCGTTCGTGATGAAGATGGTGTGATGCATGTGAATCACCCCGCACCGGTTGAAGCTCGTAGTCGTCAGGAAGCGTGGGAAATCTTCTACTACGGTCAGTTCTACGGTAACGTGACGGTTTTGAATGTCGAAGTTCACGGTTAATACTTTCAATTAGATTTATGAATAAAAAACTAAAAGTCGGAGATGAAGTCGTATTTACTAGGGTTCCCAAGAAGAACGAATACTTTGATGGGTTTGATAACTCTATCAACGCGGATATGTCAACCTTGGCAAGAAAACATAAGAAGAACAAGACTGTTTTTGTTATTCAAGCTATCAATTCTTCGGGTATCTCTATTCGTGGAGAGGAATGGTATTGGCCCGCGCAAGTGTTTGCATTGACAAATGAATCGTCGATTGACTTGGGAGTTGAATTCACCACGTTGAAAGCCACTCACCAAAAGCGAGGGAAACTTATTGCACAAATCGAGTCGGGTAAAGAAAATTTGGAAAGTCTCTTGGCTGAGTTGAAAAGTCTCAAGTAATGGTTGACTTTCTATAAATTTAACGTAGAGTTTTCCCATGAAAGCAAACTTTAATGATGTGGTAATGTTTCGGTTGGATGGGAGTGTGGAAGGAATTGGTATAGTGACGGAAGTCCATTCACACTCCTATCACGTTCTCTTGACTGAACCATGTAAGGAGTTTGACGCAGGTGTGATCATCATTGTTTCAGCTAACGAGATTTATGAAGTCTCTGCGGTTGTAGAAGAAACAGGTTCGTCAGACGACGATACGAACAAGTGTCACTGTTGTTCCGTTCACACGGACGACGTGTGTTCGTTTGATGTGGAAATGAATCCCTACAGTAATCCACGTCCTTGTTGTGGCTCTCATGGTTGTGCGGAGGACGTGTAACATGAATGGACGTCCATATTGTGTCTATCTTCTATCAACCTGTGAGGTGGTTGACGTGTCAGCCTCACTCGAAAGAGCCAAAGATAGGTTGTGGGAGTTGAATGACAACAAACAACATCCAACTGCGGATATGGCTATCACCAACGAATTGACGTGGGAAGATGTAAACTATTGGAATTATTAAATCAATGGTTGACTTTCTATAAAACTCTGATAAATTATCACTAATGAAAGCAAATTTCAATGACATCGTAATGTTTCGGTTGGATGGTCGTGTAGAAGGAATCGGTATAGTTACAGAGGTTCACTCTCATTCCTATCACGTTATCTTGACCGAACCATGTAAGGAGTTTGATGCTGGAGTGGTTATCATCGTTTCAGCCAATGAGGTTTATGAGGTTGAGTCGATTGTGAAAGAAACCGTTGATTCTGATGATGGAACTGACAAATGTCATTGTTGTCACGTTTATACCAGTAAAACCTGTGCGTTTGATGAAGAAATGAATCCCCATAGCAATCCTCGTCCTTGTTGTGGTTCACATGGTTGTGCAGAAGATGTATAAAAACTGGTTGACTTTCTATAAATTGCTAGTATTGTCTTCATATCAAAATAATTATGTATAAAATTCGACACATTCCCGGTGCAGATTGTGTTAGCCAGCCAACACCATCGGCGATTGTATCTCCCGAAAAACAACTGGAAAAATTGGAAAATTCGTTGGATAATTATTTGGAGGATTGCAGCAAAGGATATTGCAAATATGATTCAAAATCGGTAGTGAAATTGAAAATGGAGATTTTCGAGTTCAAAAAAACTATGAAAACCACTTGACTTTTTATAAATGGTTGGTATTGTTTGAGTTATGAAAACAAAGACATTTACCGCCACTGTGACTGTGAGAAATGAGGATGGGAAGTGTATCCTACCTATCCCGCACCCATTCAAGCTCTTGACCGGCAAGAAGCATGGGAGATGTTTCGTCAGGGTCACTATGGAAACGTGACGGTGATGGAGGTTGATGAAGTTAACGAAACCCCTTGACTTTCTATAATACTCAGATATTCTAACACTATGAAAGCTACGAAATACCAAAAAGCATTCAATGCTCTAAAGTGTATAAACTCCTATCACTACAACCTTTCCACCGTGGTTGGATTCGCTGACATGCACCGTGATATGTGGTTGGCAATATGTGCTGCTGGTATCAAAGTGACAAAAAAGCAAGCTCTACGGGCTTTTGTAGGTCCAACCGGTGGTGGTTATTGGACTACAATGGATATGGCTGAATATCTCGCAAAACGAAGCAAGTAAAAATAACCGTTGACTTTCTATAAATTGCTAGTATTGTAACAACCTATATCATGAACAACATACCTATACCGAAGCTGGTGAGTTTGCTCCCTATGTCTATGGATGTTAGGTTGTAAATAGTTAATATAATCCATTGACATTCAACGGGTTTAATATACAGTAACACCATGACAAACATCCTTAATGTGTTGCTACGAGTTGAGTGGAGTATCCGTGGTGAGTCAATGACTCAATGCCCAATATGTGGCAATGGTATGAAGTATGGCCACGTCACCGATTGTCAACTGGCCCAAGCCATCAAGGAGGCCGGTGGCAAAGAAGTAAAGATGGAGAAGGTAGAGGGGTAAGGTGAGGGATGGGGAGGGGGATGTCAACAGGGTTAACCCTCCCCACCATATGGGGGGGAGAGGGTGTCTTAAAGTGGGGAGGTACCACTTCTGGATAGGGGGGGGCCCGACCCCTCTATTGACGCCATGTCGGCGCCACACACACGGCATTTTTTTCTTTGGGGCCTTTTTGTCCCGATAACACTGTTTTTATAGGCAAACACACGGCATTTTTTTCTCTGGGGCACTTTTCTTGCAATTATAGCGTTTTCTAGCCTTCCTATATACAATTATTTTATTGTGGGGCACTTTTCTTGCAATTATAGCGTTTTCCTATCCATCTTTTTGACTAATTGACCTTCTTTTTCAAAAAAACACGGGGGCAATTTTTTTCTTGGGGTGTTTTGGAGGTAAAACTCTATTTATAAACATCATATATGTCTCTTTTCACTAAAAAAAATCGACCAATCAGTTCTCATAAATTTCAAGATGGTACTTTTGTCAATGTTTATAGTCGGCAATATGGGTCTGGCTATAATGTAACGGGTAATGCCATTAGGGGATTAGAAGTCGTTCATGATATGGGTATGTTACATGATATGATTAGACAACTCTCACAGGAACATGGTGGTTTATTGAATGAACTGGAGAGACGAGAGAAAAGTGAAAAGATGTTTATTAATGAAAGTCCCGATAGCATCAAGGTAGGGGAAAATAGTTATTATTATATCAGTAAAAACAATGTGGTTACTGGCTTTAATTTTGCAAACAAGTTATTGGGTGGTAAAATGACTATTGTTGGTTATAGTGCGGTTAATAAAAAGGTTATTGCATATTCTGGCGATCGTGAGCAGGATAACGTCTTGAGGGATATATTAAATGATTATTTGGAGGATTTTATTGGGGATGATTACTCAGCTAAAGGTCATAGTGGTCTGGAAGCGGTAATGGAGAGTCGTTATGGTGGTTTTGACAAATCATATACACGTTTTAGAGTTTTCTTGGTTGATGGTAATTATTATTTTACGGCGTGGTATATTACGTATGTTGGTTTGACACGAGAACAGGAGTTATATCAACGAGTGGTAAAACTGGCTGGTCTGGATGTTAATAAAGTATTCTTTGAGGTGCCTAATAGAGACGTTACGAAGAAAGATATGGAATTTATACCTTACCTCGAAGTTTATGGGGATAAGAAACCGGAACCAAAACCTAAAGTCGATGCCGTTGTCAAGAATGAGATTTTGGATAAATTAACCGAACTCCGTCGTGAAAGAGCTGAAGCCGAGGCTGAGTCTCATGTCAAAGGTGCGACGTGGACCAAAGGTGAAGAAAACAGTTATAAACTCAAAATCAAAAATTTAGACGTGGCTATTGAAGCCTTACGCTCAGCTTATCTATCCGGTGAGAGAGATATTTCAAAGGTAATTATTCAAACCATTGATAAATTGGAAGATGAAGACAATGAAGTGTATATTCCAGCCGTCGAGTTGTATCGTGAGTTGGAAACCAAGTTGAGTAAATACGGTACGAGTGTAATTAGTATTTTACGTAAGTTAAAATCAATGGGTGTTAATCCCAAGAGTATGTTACAAACTATTAGAGACAAGCATGGTAAAAATGAAATCACGGCCGAGTCCTTATTATTTGAATTAGAAAATTATATGAAAACAAACTTAAACGAAAGTGAAGATTATAGTCAACCACAAGATTCCGCAGGCATTTTAGATATAATCCACGAAATTGACGACGTGGTATTTGTTAACTTGCGTAAAACATTAAGTGACGAAGAATTTTCCAAGTATCGTAGTTCCCGTGGAGCTCAAATGTTATCTCCCGATGGTAGTGACGCATTTAAACAAAAAGGAACCATTAATCTTTATCTTGGGGGTTTGGATCCAAAATATTGGCGGGGAATGGCCAATGATGTCGTCAAAGAATTGAAACGAGCCAATGTTCAATTGTTGGATAACAACTGGCAAAAGGTGGACACTAGTAAAATGGGTGGCACACCAGTATTGCGATTCAATATACAACTTCCCGAAGGCATGACATTACAAGATTTACCACACGCTTATCCATCGTTTCAAAAACAACCGGATAATTCTGGTGAAACATCTTCATTGCAAGAGTCACGATTCTATAAAATTCCATATCTACGTGGTTGGTGTATTAAAGATAGTAAAGAAGGTGTTGTTGTTTACGACAACGCACCACATGGTCAAGATAAATTACTTTTCTACCGAGACGAAGATGTAGTTGATAAAGTCGTTGCAAATATGAACCAAGAAGAGGAATATGAAAATCCAACCGACGATATAGACACCTCCGAACCCAATATGAGTCCAGAATATCGTGTGCGTAGTGACGAACCTGGCTTTGGTCATGGATTGGATGAAAAGATTACTTTTAAAGAAATAATGTCATCCAGACTCTAAAAGACAACCTTATACAACATACTAACCACCAAGGGATTATAACTTTGGTGGTTTTTATATTTGACACAACGTTGTTTTAACCTATACTTATCTCAAAGTTGGAACTGGATGCGTCATCCGGGGACAATTGTTATATAAGGAAAAATAAATATGATTAAACAAATGAAAACATTGGCCGCCTTGGTGCTGGTCGCATTGGTAACTATAATGTCAGCAACCGCTGCTGAGTTCAAGGTAACACCACAAGTAGGTTTTGATGTGGGTTATACCACTCGAGCAAATCACTTGGGTTTGCAATTCCAGAAAAATAGTGCCTTCGTCGCATCCACTGTGGCGTTGTCGAATAAGATTGTTACTCCCGAAGTTGGTGTGACATATTATATCCGTGGAGAAAGTGCTCAACAAGCTGTCTTGGACGCAAATCTCTCACGTAATATTGGTGATGGTAACATCGTCTTCAATCTCAAAGGTGGTGTTGAAAAACGAGTTATTGCAGGAGCTTTCACTGATACATTCACGGCCTATGGAACGTTACGATTGGATAAGTTTCCAGTTTTAACGAAGATTGCAAGTCCCTATGTCACCGTCGCTCGGGATTTTGACACGGAATTGTTTGGTACAACGGTTGGTTTGGACCGTACCTTTAGTTATCGTGGTGTCTCGTTGACTCCCCGTGTTGAAGGTTACTTCTACAATAAACATACAAGTTGGTTGGCTGGTGGTGAGTTGTCCTATACCGGCATTAAGTATGTAACTCCATATGTCGATGCAAGTTATGTTACCTCCGATACGACTCTCGCAGCTCGTAAGTTTGAAGGTAATTTTGCTTTGACTACGGGTGTTCGATTCAAGTTCTAAACAATTGGACGATAATTCTAAGAAACCGCCGACACTTAAAAGTCGGCGGTTTCTTTTTTGTCGTAACTATTTATACATCGTATGAAGAAGAGTAAATTAAAAAGTATAATCAAAGAATATATCATAGAGGCAAATAAAGACACCATGCAATATGATTTGATGAATCGTGAATTGAAATCTGCACTAAAGGTCAAAGATTTTGAAAAAGCTGCTTTTTACAAAGAACTTCTAATGTCCTCGAATTTACAAGCAAGTGTTGGGTGGGATAGATTTAAAGGTAGTTGGGCGTATGAATCGTGGATTAAAAAACCCAATACACAATCAATGATAAAACAGTTGAAGGATGAGTCACAACGTTTTGCTTATCTCCGAGAAGATAACTCCGATGAAATGTATGCAGAATATGTGGGAGAAAGACAAGGTGAAGAACCATTCATGATGCGTGATAAAAAATGGCAATATGTCAACGCAAAATATTCCAATGGTAAAGTTGATATTGGCGTTTATTCTTTCAGTGAAGATATGGTTTACACATACGACACATTTAGAAAGATGTATAATATCAAGGAAGCTTCGGTGAGTGAAAATAGTAACTCGGAAACTCAAAAAAAATCCGGGTATGTCATGGTTGGAGAAGTTGAATACACATATACCGCAACGGTTAGTATTTCTAACTCGACTGCTAGAGAACCTCATGGTGAAGATTTGACAACGGAATATCTTGATGATGTAGACATTACATCAATTCAACCAGAACCAACGCCGGATATGGAGAAGTTGGTGCTTCGAGAAATCTACAAAGATATTCGACGTTCGTTTGCACAATGAGTTGACAAATAGAAAAGATGTAGTATAGTGACGGTATTGTTCTTTGAGAATTTTATGGGGATGTACTGGTTTCGATTCAGTTGAGATAAAGTACGAGGCATGTAGAGGATGATAGTTGGCCTCTTAAAAATTTCTATCAAAAAGATTAAACGCAAAAAACGTAATCGCCTATGACTTCACTCCAGAAATGGACGAAGTTGCTGTCGCAGCCTAATAAAAGGTTGTGCCGTTGAATGGATGACACACGATAGTCTATTCAACGAATTTTTCGTGAGTGTTTGGTAATTCGACTTAGGTTACCAAACGAGAAAACTTGAGTATAAGGGTTGTGTGGTTTGGTATGTTCAGAACACAATCTCGAAAATTTAAACATCCTAAACATGTAGGCTTTGACGGTATAACGATTGAAGACATGGATTCAACTTCCATCATCTCCACCATTTACGGTAATAATGCTCTCTTCACACCCTTCAAGAAAAATTTCACCTTCGTTAAAAATTCCAAATATAATATCTTTCCACACATCAATTTCACTGATAATCTTCCTATACAAACTAAATGAAAACTCAAATGTTTTATTCTGTTAATTAACGGATAGTCGGGCGAAGTTTTCATTGGTGTAATGTATAAATATAAAAATTATGACATATAATCGAGGTAAAATATTAAAATGTGAATGTAGTGGTCATGCGTTGGAAGTTGAATATGACATCTACGATAAACAATATTGGTTTAGTATGTGGCATCTTGGTAATAATGGCGCTATTTTACGTTGGAGTGAAAGAATTCGATGGTGTTGGCGAATTCTAACAACCGGACATCCTTGGGCTGACCACGTTATTTTATCCGAAGAAAGAAAAAATGAATTGGTTGAGTATCTTCAAACCGCAAGTGAAACCGCAGATAAAAAGGAAAAGGAAATTCTACTAGGTTAATATCCATTGACAAATGAGAAGTCTAATGTAACATAAAAATATGACAAATACCATTAATAAAACTAAACCGGTTAACAAAGTCAATTCACATAAATACATTGTCACTAGAGATGGATTTCGTGTCTCGGAGTTGGAATACAATAACCCCGAAAATGCGATTGATGAATATACGTATTGGAAATCGTTGACGCAAAAGTGGGATAAATCTTCAACGGTGGAAATCGTAGAAAAAAATCTACGTAAAGATTAACAGGGTGATTAAAAATATCAATTGAATTGAAAACGTGACTAGAAATAGTCACGTTTTTTATTGTGCGTATATTTGATTTTGGTATATTATTTTGATATTTATGTTCGGTTAACTTTTTATGAAAAAAAATTGCTATAAACCAATGGTTCTACCGTCGTCAGATGGTGAACTAAAATCATATGTCCACGAAAATAAGTTAAAAATGATGGATAGTGTCGTCAATTCAATTCAACACTCTGTTGAAAATGATCTCACTGTTATCGAGGTTTTTAAGTTCAAAAATTCCGATTTTGTTATCACGCTGGATAAAAATAATTTCTTATCCAATATGGAACAGATATACAGTTATTGTATGGAAAATGAATACTACGAATTATGTAGTAAGATTAAGAAAGTAAATGTTAGATTGCTTAAAACTATATGAAAAAAAGTAAAAATAAACTAACTGACAAAAGCCCAGTAGTTCCGCAAAACAAGAAAATAAAAAATCAAATAACCATAACAGAAAAACAACAATTAACCGAAAAACAAAAATCCTTCTTAGAATTGGCATTTGATAAAAATGTCAAAATGATATTCGTATCAGGTCCAGCCGGAACAAGCAAAACATATCTGGCTATTTTAGCATCTCTCAAATTAATGAATGATAGACGAGTCAGTGATCTCTTATACATTCGTAGCGCCGTTGAAAGTAGTGATAGTAAATTGGGCTTTTTGCCCGGTGAGAGTAGTGAAAAAATGGCACCATATCTCCAACCATTATTAGATAAATTGGATGAGTTTCTTAGTCATGGAGATATAGATGCTTTACAAAAAGGTGGTCATATTGATTCTATTCCTGTTGGATTTCTCCGAGGATTAAATTGGAATGCAAAGGCCATTGTTGCGGATGAAGCACAGAATTTAACCACCAAGGAATTGATGACGTTGATTACCCGTGTTGGTGAATTCAGTAAAATCTTTGTAATTGGTGATCCTGACCAAGCCGACATTAATGGTAAAAGTGGATTCAAGAAAATGTATGATGTTTTCGATGATGCTGAGAGTCGGGAGAATGGAATTTATACATTCCAATTCACCGAAGACGACATTGTTCGTAGCAAATTAGTACAATTTATCATTAAAAAAACCAAAAAACAATTATAAACACATATTTATGTGTTGATATATGGCAAACAAACGAATAACAGAATTGTCCCCACTTACGTCTGCTAGTTTAGACTCGCAAGATTTACTTGTGGTCGTGGATAGAGATTTTTCCGAAACAAAAAACATGTCCGTACATGAACTTACCGGATATTTTACGGATAATCTCATTCCCAAAGAGTCAGAACATTCTGTTAGTTGTGAAAATTCCGAAACTGCGGTGGTTGCAGAAACATCGAGTCTTTCGACATATGCAACCACCGCAGGTTCTTCTACTTCATCATCTTATAGCGCCAATGCGAATGTTTCAGTGGTGGGTGGTAAAGATGGTATGGGATTTGCAGTTTATCAATATACCCAAAACCAAGTCAATAATTTAACAAATGTCCAAGCTGGTACGGTTATTTACAACTTGACTTCGGGTTCATTTCAGGGTTATGTTGGAAGTCAGTGGAGAACATTCACATTGACTTAATATGAAAAAAGAAACATTGGAAAAGTTAGAATCCGTCCTTGAGGAAATTATGAAATTGTCTTATGAGAAGGCAAAGGATGGTGACATAACCGACGCTAAAATAAATCAGTTATCCCACGACGGTAAGAAATATCTACTCACTCTGAAAAATACAGAGATATAATAAATTGTCTTTTATTGGTCGTGACGTATATTCATGTCATATGAAAGAATATACCGAACAAGAATTACAAGATAATTACGAGTCATTCATCACATTTCTTAAAAAGAATTTCGATGGTGAACGATTGGAGAAACTTCTCCACCTTTATAGTGAGAATGAATACGGACTTCGATTGATAACCGCTCCTGCTTCCGCAAAAGCACATTTCCACAATGCCTATATTGGTGGATACTTAGACCATATTTTAGGAGTTTGTAAAGCTTCCATGGGTGTCAAAAAGTTATGGACAGTAATGGGTGCGGAAATTGATTTCACCGATGAAGAACTAATTTTTGCCGCACTTCATCACGATTTGGGTAAATTGGGTGACCGACAACAAGGTGAATACTATCTACCACAAGACAGCGACTGGCATGTAAAAAATCGTGGTGAGATATTCAAGTTCAACACCAATCTTCAATATATGGACGTCACTGACCGAGCTTTGTATATTCTTCAACAGTATGGAATTGTCTGCACTTGGAAAGAAACCTTGGGTATTAAGTTGTCAGATGGTCTTTATCACGAAGCAAACACCTCATATTTGAAAAATTACAATCCTGATTACGAATTGAAGACCAATCTTCCCCGTATCCTACATCAAGGTGATTTTATCGCTTGTCGAACGGAGTATGATTTGTGGAAACGAGAAAATCGTTAATCACGTAATACGTTTATATACATAGGTTTATAGAAAACCCCCATCGAAAGATGGGGTTTTTTCTTTTATTTCCATATTTATGTCTTATGAACGTCTTTTCTTTTAAAAATTTAGTTGGTTTCACATCCTTTTTCATCGCAACCTGTGCAGCTTATTTTTCTATTATTGGTATTGCCATGTTATTTTCAGGTTCTATGGTCGCCGCAATCATTATGGCTTCCTCCTTGGAATTGGGTAAATTAGTAGCGACTAGTTATTTGTTTAGATATTGGGAATCGACTAAATCGTTTTTGAAAATATACTTAACCATTGGGGTTGTTGTATTAATGTTTATTACTTCATTGGGTATATTTGGATATTTGAGTTCTGCATATCAAAAATCTTCTTTAGAAAACTCAACATACGAAGAAAAAATTGCAATGTATGAGTCTCAAAAATTGGTTACTCAGTCAAAAATTGAACAATCCAAAAGTCGTATATTAACTATCGACAGCCTTCGGGTGAATCAAGAAAAGAGATTGAATGATTCAATGACGAATACTTTCTTGGCTCGAAATCCAATTCAATTACAAGAAATCCAAACGCAAACTTTGGACCTGATAACTAATAACGAAAAGAATATTGAATTAGAGAATCAGAAAATCCAATCTTCGAACGAGGAATTATTGAATTTGCAGACAACTATTAATAACGTAAAAGTCGAATCTCGTAGTAAGAGTGATATAATCACATTTAAATATGTGTCGGATGAATTCAATGTTCCCATGGACACTATTGTAAAATGGTTCATTGCCCTATTAATTTCCGTGTTTGATCCACTTGCAATTTGTCTCCTATTGGCATATAATAACATATTATTCACCGACGATAAAAAAAAAAATTATCATAAATACCCTTGACATTAGTAATTTGAATGATAGTGTCGTGACAGATGAAACAAACACGGAATTAATATCATCAAATGTAGTAAAAAATGTCGATAAAAAGAAAAAACTGGCCAAACACACGAAGTTTGCGAGACTTTTTCGAAATTAATTTGATTTTTTGAATATTGGTTACTATGTAGTTTATGTTATGGACGAAAACAATATAAACGCAGTATTAAAAATGTTAAGAAAATCAACAACTCGATCAGATTGGGATTTGGTTTATGAGGCGATAGAATATCTCGAAGAATATGTCGAGGATACAGACGATGATGAAAGTTCTTATTAAATATGATAATTATAGTTTCAATTTTATTAGTGGTGTCGGTGGCAATCAATATTTTTCTTTATAAAGCGTTAAACGTAAGTCTTACGAAAGTAAAAATATACGAAGTCTGGATTTTGGATTTCAAAGAGATGGTTCAAGATACCTACGCTAAACTGAAATTTATTGACGACCGGGAAATGTTTGAAAAGGATGATGAAGTTGGGTTTGTTTTTTCTAACATGGTTGATATAATAAACGATTTAAAAGAAAAAACCTATGACGACGATGATTCAAAAAACAAAAACAAAGAAAACAGTCAAGAATAAACCCGGCTCTAGGAATAAGGTTACTTCTAAAAAGACATTCAAATCGGCTAAAATTAAAAATGTAAATAGGGTTCAGATAGTCGATGTTTGTGAAGAAAAACCGAAAGTAACGCCGGTGCCCACACCTACACCAGTAGTTGAGGTTCCAGTGAAGAAGGTTCGTAAACCGTCCTTTGAAAAAATGTATTTTACCAAAGATACGGAAGACTCCATTGTATTGTATAATAAAGAAGAAGATATTGATAAACGCAATGAAATCTTCAACACCAAGATAAAGTTTGCATTTGAAAAGTTGGTGGAGAATATCTTTAACACATTCAAATTCAGTTACTTCGATGTAGGTCCATTGGAAGTACAAAAAGAAACGCTTTCACATTTGGTGGCTAACATTCATAAATATGAAGAAGGTAAAGGTAAGGCATTTTCATATTTCAGTATCATTGCGAAGAACTACCTGATATTCAATAACAATTCCAATTACAAACGATATAACCAACAAGTTGATATCAGTGAAGAGAATGAAGCGAACACCGTTAGATTACAATCTGAGGATACACATCACAAAGAAATGGAAACTAAACAATTCATCACAATGATGGTGGATTATTGGGATAGAAATCTCACCGAGATATTCACCAAGAAGAAAGATTTGAAAATTGCTGAGGCAGTCGTCGAGTTATTCCGTAATAGTGATCGAATAGACCACTTCAATAAGAAGGCATTATATCTTTATATCCGTGAAATTTCTTCGTGCAAAACGCAGCAGATTACAAAAGTGATAAATAAGATGAAAGAGTATCAGAATAAGATTACTAAGCTCTATGTCGAAAACGGTTCCCTTAGTTAATAAATATTACACCTATCAATTGTCACATCCCCTTACAGACGAAGTATTTTACGTCGGTAAGGGGTGTGGTAATAGAATGTATAAACATGAAAAAGATGTGAGGTTGGGAAAAGTTCCTAACAAGACAAACTATAAGTTGTTTAATAAGATTTATGACCTAGTTAAAAAAGGTTTGTCTCCAAAGTATGAAAAGTTGATTGAGAACGTCGTGGAAATAGAGGCGTTATCATTAGAATCCGCATTTATAGATTTCTACGGTATGGAAAATTTGTGCAATTATTTGAAAAGTTGGTCGGGGGTTTCCGAAAGACGTCTGGAAACACGTATAAAACAAAGTTTGGCAAATAGGGGTGAAAAATCCTATATGTATGGTAAACCGAAGACAAAAAAACAAAAAGAGAAAAATCGTATCGCTCATACAGGAATTAATAATGCACGTTACATTAAAACAAAATATGCCTTTTACAACGAATCAATGGGAATAGTCGAAACTCTTACACCATATGATTTTAGAAAAAAATACAAAGTTGATAGTGGTGGGTTAAATTTGTTTTTAAATGGTAAAAGACTTTCTATAAAAGGTTGGACACTTGGTAAGGTTTCCTTAGAAGAAATAGAAAATGAACGACGTGAAAAAATTCGTCAAAAAACCAAAGGTGTTGCCAAATCGGAGTCACATCGGAAGAATTTGTGGAAAAATCGTAAAAGGCGGTCAATCTGATATTTATTGTTATGGAAACTATCGAATTTGAAATATATAAAGGTAAGTCGTTCTCATCACTCTGTAAAGAAATTGTAGTTAATCAGAATGAAAAGAAGGACCAAATTGATATTTTAATCAGTGAACTCCGTCCGTTGATTAAAAGTGTGAACGACGCAATGGTTATCGTGCCACTTATTCGTGATTATCTCGACACTGGAATTAAAAACGATGAACAACTTGTAAAATTAGCTGCGGTTATACAACGTATTTTATCCAAACAAAATGAGGGTGGAGATGGTGACCAATCATTTGCCATAACTGACGAGGAACGTAAACAGTTGTTGGATGCGATGCAGGATGTTCAAAAAAATTCCACCGAGTTAGTAAAAGTTAAGGAAATCAAATCATGAATTCATCTGGTCGAACAATATTAAATAATTCAACCGATGATGTAAACAAATTATCCACTTTTAGAGATGTCAAATATCTCCAAGTGGGTGAAAACATGCCGCAGTTCGAACCGGGGGTTGTTTTGGACATCATTCTCGACGACAAACATCCTCTGTTTGCAAATGGGGAAATGGGAAACATTACCATTCCATCGGAATATCCTAAAAATTACAATAATCTTCCAGCAAGTTCTTCGGATAAAAGTTATTATCCAATTGGAACTGTGTTAGTGAGACTATGTTATACACAACAAAAGGTTGAGAAGGAAAATTTGATTTGGGCAATTCCAATTGATAGTAGTTTTACAACATATCCAGTATTAAATGAAGTGGTTAATGTAGTTTATATCTTGGATAAATTTTACTATACAAACAAAATCAACACCAAAAATAACAACAATACCTCCGCCGATTTTAGATACGAACAGACATATGGTAAGAAAATATCCAATCGGAGTTATTCCGGTTCCACAACGGTTGTTGAATTACGTGGGCCAGAATCTCGACTCGATTCAACGAATGATAGATTCTATTCGGGGTTCCGTGGTATTTTGGGAAATTACTTCTGGTTTAATGATAAAATTCGAAATCTCAAACATTATGAGGGAGATTCAATTTTTGAAAGTCGGTTTGGTCAAAGTATAAGAATGGGGGCCTACGACGATAATCGTAAAAATGATAAAGGGGTTTACGACAACTATAAAAGTGACAAGGAAGAGGTTGGTGGTGGCAATCCCATGATTTTGATTCGTAATAGACAAAGACCTATTGCGAAAGATAATACACAACAATTACATCCACTCTTAAATAAGATAGATGATGTTAACTCTTCACCAAATGAGAAGAATGTTGGTGGATATTTAATTGAAGATATAAACAACGATGGTAGTTCTATTCACATAACAAGTGGATTGACGGTATCAAGATTTAAAACAACGTGTTACAAAAAATACTTTTCAACAAATTCTGGTGAGGAACAGGTCAAATTTAATCCACCAAACGCAACCACGTTTAAAATGCCCGAATTGAGTGGGGATCAAATTGTAATACATAGTGATAGATTAATTTTTGCGTCTAGGTTTGGGGAGACGTTACATTTTTCGAAGAAACGTTATATGGTAACAACTGATAGTGAATATACTGTCGATGCCCATAATCAAATAGTTTTTACCACAAATACCAAGACGGTGTTTAACTCACCAGCTATATATTTGGGAGAACATAATAATACAAACGAACCAGCGGTATTGGGTCAGACTTTAGCTGATTGGTTATACGACTTATGTTTATGGTTGGAGGAACATACCCACTGGCACGAACACACCCATGAAGATGTGGGTGTTCCGACTCCTAAAAATACCCAAGTTCCGGTGCAAATCAGACAATTACGTAGTTTACGTGATAAGATTCATACCATTATGAGTCGTCGAGTATTTTTGACGGGTGGGGGTTATGCTCCGGGTGGAGATGGTGGAGAAATTGTAGATGGTGTTCCATCAACTAAAATAAACACATTCTCTGGAACGGGTGTTCCCGGTGGATGGCCAGCCTCAAATAGAAGAGAAAGTCCGAGAAAATTTTAATATATATACGTTATGAATGCAGATCAATTTAAAAAACTAATTCGTGAAATCGTTAATACGGAGTTAAAAACCGCATTACCTGCAATTTTGGATGAATATTTCAAGAACCAAAAACAACCAGTTGTTGAAAATACCACCAAAATATTAAAAAATGTGGTTGACTCGTCTAAAAGAATCACCGATTCCAGACCAGCACCAGTTGTGGCTCCTAAAACCTTTTCAACGAACCCTATCCTAAATCAGATTTTAAACGAAACCACCGTTAAAATCCCCAATGACGATAGTAATTCGATGATGGCGTCTCAACAGAGTGCCCCCTCGGTATTAGACTCACCAGAGGCGGTGCCTGATTCGTTGTCTGGGGTCTTTACGAAGAATTATGCTTCGGTATTACAGGCTGCCGATAAAATAGCTAAACAAAAGAGATAATAATGGCCACCCGAACATCAGCATCATATGCACCTATTGGGTTAGAAGTTCCTTTTATAAGGGGAACTGGTGGGTATTTTCAGCAAACATTTGATACAAACAATCAAGTGAAACAAAATCTCATGAATTTTTTAAAGACCAAGAAGGGTGAACGCCGAATGTCACCGGAATTTGGAACAAAGTTGTATGAGCTGGTTTTTGAACAAAAAACGGATAATTTGAACGAAATTGCTAAAAATATCCTTTTTGAAGAAATCTCATATTGGATTCCAGAGGTAAGTATTGATGAAATTGACATTATTAATGTTGAAAACCCCGTAGGAGATGATAATTATAAACTGAGAATATCTGTGTCGTTTACTATCAAACAGACGAAAACTGAAGATTCGGTAACATTTGACTTACAAAGTGTCAATATATAATTATGGCAACCGTATTAGATAAAAATTTTAAACCTCAATCAAGAGAGGTAAAATATCTTGGACGAGATTTTGGTCAATTGAAACAAGGATTGATTGAGTTCTCTAAACAATACTATCCAAGAAGTTACAAAGATTTTAGTGATGCAGCACCGGGCACAATGTTTATCGACATGGCTGCGTATGTTGGTGATGTTTTATCTTTTTACATTGATTATCAATACAAAGAAGGATTGATTAATTTTGCAGAAGAACGTAAGAATGTTATTCAACTGGCTAAGTATTTAGGATACATCTCCAAACCTACTAAACCCGCGATAACAACTTTAGATGCGTATATCATAGTTCCATCAAAACGATTATCCGACGGCACATTCGAACCAGATACGAGATATGCTATGCGAGTGAGGGAGGGTATGGAAGTATTATCCTCAAATAGAGCTGCGTTTATAACCACAGAAACTCTTGATTTTTCCATTGACAGTGTAACGTCACCCCGAACCGACGAAGTGTTCTCACGAAACGATGTAGGAGAACCGGAGTTTTATCTTTTAAGAAAATCCACCAAAGCTTATTCCGGTAAAATTATTACACGGGAATTCAATGTTACCAGTCAAAACCCAAATCTTCGAGTGGAATTGGCTGAAACGAATGTTATTAAGGTGATTAGCATAATTGACGCGGATAACAACAATTGGTATCAGGTTGATTATCTTGCCCAAGATTTAGTGGAGTTGCCGGTTGAAAACAACCAATTAAATTTTGAAACATTTTCTCAATATCGTTCATCCGTACCTAACATATTGAAATACTTGCGAACCAATCGACGTTATACTATTGATGTAGACGAAAATAACAAAACGTATATACAATTTGGACCATCTACGGATAGTTTGGAAGAGGAAATTTTAATACCTAATTCAGAGTTGTTGGGTGTAGGATTTGCCAATATCAGTAAATATAATTTGACGTTGGATCCAACCGCATTCGTCAATTCTAATTCTTATGGATTATCACCATTCAATACAACTCTAACGGTCAAATATATTATTGGTGGGGGAGTAGAATCAAACGCAAACGTTGGGGATATTACCACTATCAGTAAAGTTGCTTTCGATGAGGTTGAAGAATATTTACCATCCGAATTAAATTTGGTAAATACCATCAAAAATAGTTTACGTGTTGAAAACTCCACATCAGCTACCGGTGGTGCGGGTGAAGAAAGTATTTTGGAAATCAAACAAAATGCAATTTCAAACTTTGCGACACAAAATAGAATGGTGACTAAAGAAGATTATATTGCGAGAACATTGAGTATGCCAGCGGAATTTGGTAAGGTATCTAAAGTCCATGTGATAACGGAAAATGATTTATATACCAACAATACGACGTATATTCAAGGATTAATTGATGAAAACAACAACATCGTTGTTGATGAAAAAAATAAAGACTATCGTAAAGTAAATTTGGAAGGCGTAAATCCATTGGGTATAAATCTCTATGTTCTTGCATACGACGATAATGGCAATTTAACTCCGGTTAACGAAGCACTTGCACACAATTTACGGAATTATCTATCGAAATACCGAATGATGTCAGATAGAATAAATATCATTGATGGATTCGTCGTTAACATCGGTGTCGATTTTACAATTTTGACGTATTCCACTTACAACAAAAAAGAAGTATTGACGGAGTGTATAGACTCCATTAAAAACTTTTTCAATTCCGAATCATGGCAATTTTCACAACCAATTAACATCGGTCAATTGGAATTAGAAATTGCTAAAATTGAAGGAGTTCAATCAGTTGCTCATCTGGAAATCGAGAATTTGGCTGGGGATAATTATTCAATTTATGAATATGATTTACCATCCGCAACAAAGAATAAAATTATATACCCACCAATCGACCCAACTATTTTTGAAGTAAAATATCCAGACGTCGATATTAGAGGTAAAGTATTGTAATATGCATAAATTCATATTTCCATCATCCGACACATTCATTTGTAATGACCCGGATTATTATTTGAAAAATTTCGGACGAGATGAAATTTTGGAAATAAATGCGTTTACTCGTAATGTTGTTACGTTTGTTGTAACTGGTTCAAGTGAAATTTCGAGAGATAGGTTGAATTTACAAGTTTTATCTTTCAGTGGGTATTTTTCGGGTTCCCTGACTGGTTCGGGAGATATAACAAGTGGGTCGGCATTTATTTCAGGTAGTGGTATGTGGATAGAACCAGATACGGGAAGTTGTTAATCATATGCATCATTTTATATATTGTCAAAAAGATACTTACGTAATGAACTATCCCGATTACGTTGAGAAAAATTTTGCGTTGGATCCATATATTGAAGTCGGTGCTATAAACAAATTAATTATAGGTTATATTACCGCGTCGGTGGCAAGAACATCGGATTCAAACCAATTGGTATCTTCTCGTATGGATAATTTCACCGGAACCTTCACCGGTAGTATTGATTGTGCAACGGGTAGTGTCAATGGATTTATATTATGTGACCAAATTGTTGCGGTTGAGTTTGACTTAGTTGACGACTCTGAGAATCAAATGATTGATGATTCTGAAAATACTCTGATAGTTTCGTCTACTTGATATTATTTATTACATATGTCATTATCATTCACAGTTGATTATTTTTCCGGTATTTCGAGTAGCAATTACGTATCCGGTAGTGCATCGGGGTCATTTAGTGGTTCAATATGCGGGTTCACTGGTAGTTTGGAGAATTTCACGGGTATTTTATCGGGGTATATATCGGGGTCTTATGATTATCTTTTAAACCGTTACGTTACGGAGTATAAAACCTTCATAAAACGTTCTATATTGAAGTTCGATTTGACCACCATTAGTGAATCTATTGCTAATGGAAGTGTGGTAAATCCAAAATTCATTCTCAATCTCCGAACGGTGGAGTCGAAGGAAATTGGGGTAGATTATAAAATCTATGCATACCCAATAAGTCAAAGTTGGGATATGGGAACGGGTATTTTTGCTGCGGGTGGTGGCAATACAGGAGTAAATTGGTCTTATCGAGAATATCCAGATACTTCAAGTGTTTGGTATCCAAATATTGATTTAGATACAAATTTATCCGGGGCAAATTACTTGGATACTGCGTCGGTTGCGGTGTTTGCTCGGGGAGGGGGAACTTGGTATTACTCGGCACCAGTCAGCTGTTCCAATGATCCAAGTCAAAGTTTTTGTTCCGCCGTTTCCGGGGCTAGTTACATATGCAGTCAATCTTTCAGTTACCAATCCTCAGATATAGAACTTGATGTTACTCGTATTTGCCAAGCGTGGATTTGTGGTTGTATTCCAAACGAAGGAATTATACTACTCACTTCCGATGAATTGAATGAAGATGCGACAAGTAATCTCAAGTTTTTCGGTCGTGAGACGAATACCATTTATTCTCCATATTTAGACGTTAAATGGGATGACTCATCCTTTGTAACGGCCAGTTTATCACCAGTAACCGCAAGTCTCGGTGTGAATGTTTCCATAAAAGGTATAAAAAAGGAATATAAGAGTGGGGCTAAGGTGAAATTTACGGTATCTGCACGTGAACAAAACCCACTAAAACGATTTGTGTCTGCACAGACTGCTTATTTAACTCCAAAATACCTACCAACATCAAGTTTCTACGCTATTAAAGACAATGAAAGTTCCGAAACCATTATTGACTTTGATGATTATACTAAATTGAGTTGTGATGAATATGGAAATTATTTCTATTTAGATACGACGGGATTGGCTCAGGAGAGATATTATCGAATACTCATTAAAACTGAGTTAGACGACGGTTCTATTCAATTATTTGATAATGGTAGTGTTTTTAAAATCATAAGATAATATGGCAGATTTGAATAAATTTGGTGACGAAATCAATTCGTTTAGAAACGGAACATTATTGTACACATACAGTTACAATTCCGTTGGTAATCTCTTTTTTAAACAAGAATCTGACGTATTTAATCAACAATTTTTAAAGTTGTCGTTGAATAATCTTGAGTATAAAGATGATAAATTGGCCATTCTATATCCACTTGCATTTGAAGAATTCGTAGATGTGACTCCGACGAACAATACACCCGATACTCAAAATGATGATTCTCAACTAACTATACAGATGTTGGAGAACACTATTACAAACCTCCAATATAAGGTAACCGAAACCAATAACGCGGTAGATGAGATAAATCGGTTGGAATCTCAATTGAACGCTACTAGAGAATTGATTATTCAACTTCGTATTGATAGGGGAGAGGGTCAATCTAAGTCTGATTTTAATGTTGAGTTTCCTTATACCCCAAAAACATTCTAACACATTGATTGTAAATTAGTAAGTCGTTTTAATAGTTATAGTAAGGTATGTTCAATATATTAAAAGAATCACCCAATGAGATAAATGACGTAGGCTATATAAATTCGAGAGAGAATGTATTGTTTACGAGTTCATCTACACAAGAATATTTCTTTGGTAATTCGACAAAAGATGTAATTGAGATTGGTGTCTATAATAGTCAAAAACAACCAATCACCTCATCCACTTTGGTTGGCTTTACAACCACTACAAAGTTTTTTTACCGATATGAGGATATTGATAACAATGTATTCCGAGATTACTACTTTCCACCAAATTCCAATTTGATTCAAAATGGAAATCGGGATGTCTTAATTTCTGTTAAAGATATTGTTGAACAGAATTCTATCACCGATGCCAATTTCTATCTATCGTTGACTCCTATATCGAATTTTTTCTCACAGACGAATCCTTTAATAATCAAAGAGATAAGCAATTCTCGTAGAGAAATAAAATTAGTAAAATCGTTCAATAGTGAAAATGTAGTCAATAACATTTCCGTTACTTTTGATGGTAATCAAATTTTATTTGATGGAAATAAATCCTTGAGTTTGAAATCGGGAACAGTCTACAATCTAAACTTTGTCAGTGGGGATATAACACTTGTCAAATTTAGTAAAATAAAGGATGGTTCTTTTAATGGTGGAGTTGAATATGTCAATAATGTAATTTACAAACCATCCACACGACAAATCATACTGGACACTACGGAAGATTTTCCAGTTACATTATTTGCGTATAATAAAAATCACCGAAATAGTGGTGTGGAAATTAATTTTCCAAGCCGCGTATCCGATTCTGATTTTAAGTTAAATAGTGAATTTCTATCATTGGGTTATAACACATTTATCAACAATCGAATTTACGATGATTTTGAATATTATGTAAACACATTCAACATCACCGATGTTTATAATCTAACAAAGGATAATTTCAAATCCGAAATCAATTCTCTAAAACAATTATTTGGTTTGGCGGAAAATGATTCTGATGGTGTGTTTGAAATTTTACGTAGTGTGTTTTACGGTGAAACTATTTACGACGGTGAGATTCAAAAAAGCATTTCTTACCTCGGTATAAAAGATTATCTACTAAATTATCTCAAATTCAACTATGAATTTGTAAATACCTTTAACAATTTTAATACATCGGTCAACGAAATAAATTTTGCCGCATGTGATAAAAAATTGTTACGTCGGTTGGCATCCTATAAATCCCCATCCAATTTTCCAGCGGATGTTAGATTGCAATATGCGGATTCATTAAAGTATCTATATGGTGTATTTAATGTATTTCTAAAAAACACTCTCACAACGATTGAATCGGATTTCAAAAATAAGTTCAAGAGTCCACTTAAAAATGCGTTGAAAATTAATGGTCAAATTTTTCCAATACTGACTCTTAAAATAAATGGAAATGAACTTTGGTTGAAATTGAAAGATGGTATTCCATCCGAATATGTCATTGGAGATTTCTCAGATATAGTCAACATTTCCATTGAACCTTTCTTCCAAACTATTAACTTTGAGAGTAGTGTTAAAAAGAATACAATCAAATTAAATAAACCCAATTTCAGCATTGATATAAACGAACTATCTGCACGAACTTTGGGAACGAAGTATTACACGTCTGATGAATTGGAAGTGAATCGTAACATCAAAAATAAAATTGATGTCAACAAGAAGATTGCAAATATCAACGTAGATTATACTGATTTTAGCAAATTTGTCATCTTCTCATCGGCTAACTTACGAGTCAAAATATTTAAAAATAAAATATCAAGAATAACGGTTTTAGAAGAAGAAAATGATGAATTGGAATCCTTTGATCCAACTAATTCAGCAACCAATGATAAAATTGGGGTGTATAACAAAATTGAGTTAAACAATAAAGAAATTGATTCGATATTTGCAAGTTTTGATGGTTATGAATCATATCTCTACAAGACTGGATATTTCATTTACGATACTTCATCTGAGACATTTGTTGAATCGACAACGGATTCTAGTGCGTCTAGTTATGTTGCCACATTGGATACCGATAGTGCTGAGTATGACATCAACAATCGTGATAGTCTTATAAACAACACCCCGGAGTATGTATATAATGACACTGATAACGATGAGTATCTCAAGTTCTTGAGTATGGTTGGTCATCACTTTGATAACATCTATCTTTACATTTCCAATATCGGTATTTACAAAAATATCGGCGATGATACTTCAACGGGATTGACTGGAAAGTTAATCACGAATATTTTGAATGGATTTGGCTTTAAAGTTCCACCGGGACTAAGTGGAACATTGGAATATTCCGAAGTGGATGAATTATACCTCAATAGTTCAGAATCCAATAAGTATAACAACTCAATTTCCGTTGATGATAAAACGAAAACTATATGGAAGAGATTATTAACTAATTTACCATCAATATATAAAAGTAAAGGAACCGAAGAGTGTCTGAGACAGATATTTGCGATATATGGTATCCCAAACAATCTTATTCTGGTGAAAGAATTTGGTGGGGGATATACGCAAAATGAAATTAGTTCATCATATACCATTGAAGAAAAGGAATATTTATTGGAATTCATTGGTTCCGAGGAAGAACGGGTGGAGTTTGTAAATTTAGAACCATTTAAATCGGTTGACTTCAAATTGTATATTGATACCACAAAATATCCAACCTCTCAGGTCATTGTTCCTATCCATAGTTCATTCTCCGGTGGTGACCAAATTTATTCGTTTGGATTCATAAAAATAAGCGATACGTTGGGTAGTTTATACTTCGTTATAAAAAGTGGTGATGAATCATTTGCGGCGGTGACGGAACCTTTCTACATGTTCAATGGTGAAGTGATGAGTCTTTTACTTAGAAAGAATCCAATTGATTCAAATTTTGAAACTGCATCTGATGACAATTTGGTTCCAACTCGATACGACATATGTGTTCATAGAAACGAATATTGTCTGGAACCAATTGATAAAAAGTTTAGTTTCTATCTTAGTGGATCCTTGAATACCGCATTTGACAATGTTGGTGGATTAACTTATTTCGGAAATGTAGACACTAATTTAAACTTGATTTCGGAATTGGGTAACATTCCTACGGCAAATCAAAGTGTTTTATTGGAAGATGAAGTTGATGACTTGGATTTGATTGCTGAAAATGACCAAGAGAATTTCTTCTTGACTGAAATCGGTGGTTATGAAGTGGTCAAGTTCTACGGATGTTTGGATAAGTTTGTATTCCAATCAGTTGCGTTATCGGATGAGAATTTCTACATCAAGTGTAAGAATTTTAACTCTTACTACCAAGGACAACCATCATCAAGTTATGAAGAAATTTTATTCCGGTTCCACTTTGGAATTCCATTTGATGTAAGTTATAGTTCTTCACAACTTACTGGATTTAGAGTTGATAATGCCAATAGATATTACAGTTCGGCTTACGCATTGATGTATAATTTTACGGGAAGCAACATCTCCGATTCTTTCGATACATCGAGTTGTGTAAGTCAGTCCTATTCACTATTCCCACACCAAAGCCGTGAATTTGACATCAGTAATGAATATTTCACAGGAGAGGTTGGACCAAGTCGGTTTGAAAATGATAAAGTAGAATATACATCATTGACCACGTTGGATAATACATTATCCCCAACAAATACACGGACCTCGAAATCTAAATACAATTACTACAGTGATGCTAATAAATTGGGTATATTCCTATCACCAATACACGAACGAAATAAAGACATATTGAATTTCTTCGGGGATTATGAAATCGTATCAAGTATTTCCGACCCAAGAGAAAAATTCGGACGTAAATATTTGGGACTAGAAACCTTACGGAAAAACTATTATGGGGAAAACTACATCAATCGTATTTTATTCAATGAGTTATTTACGATATACAAAATTTTCGTAGATAAAAGCATTTTTGATACATTGAAAAATGTCTTGCCTGCTAGAAATAGAGTTTATAAAGGAATATTGGTTGAACCAACTATTTTGGAGAGAAGTCGTATTGAAGAAAAAGCAGTGTTTATAGGTGAAATTCAAACTTTGGATGCAATTATAGACCTGAAAGAAATTATCGCGGATATTGATCAGGGTGAATTAATATCTCTTAACGCATCGGAAATACCCGTGGCTGCAACTTCCAATGTAAACTCGACGTTTGTGACCAATACATTCTCAGCGTTCGAAAATATCCAAGATACCCCCGATAAGTATATGGTCAGTATATTTCCAAATACTTTTGGATATGTGGAATTCGACGGACAGACATACAAAGCTTATACTTTGAACGAAAAACGAACATTGAGTTATTCCGATGATGGGGTTGATTCAAATAACGTGGTAAAAGACTTTAAAAAGGTCACGTTAGTTATCAGTGGTAGTTCGTTTGTAACGTCTTCTGCATATACAACTTTAACAGATGTGGAGAATTTCCGTCATATCAGCCGTAAGAATATTCCATTTCGTAAAGAATTGTATTTTGATACCGGTAGTTTGGATACTGGACTGGTTTATACCGGTAAATCGAGACAAACCAAGTTTACCACGATAAACGAACCAAATGAATCAGATAGAGAACCTATAATAACAATACCAGTCGGTGCATCCATCAAAAACATGGAAGGTGGTATTACAGTTTAAAAATAAAAACAAAAAACCCAAATTTGAAACTATTTATTAATTGATTATATGGCATACTTAGATAACAAATCCATCGTTGTTGACGCAGTTTTAACAAAAAAAGGAAGAGAACTTCTTGCGACTAACGGAAGTTTAAAAATTTCATCGTTTGCATTAGCTGACGACGAAATTGATTACAGCCTCTTCAACGAAAACGCCGATTCAGAAGAGTTGAAGGAAATTGCGTTGATTAATACTCCGGTTTTTGAACCAAATACCGACGAAACGCAAGTAATGAAGTTCAAATTGGTGACCTTGGAAGAAGGAACGACATTCATTCCTACAGTATCTATCGCACAAAGTTCTATCAGTATCGCATCTACATATACCGCTCAAATTGTCATTTCTCCATCTACTACACCAAATAATTACAACGTCAATGGTGGATATACCGCAATTTTAGGTAATACAAAAGTTGGTTCGTTGATAGTTAAAGTTCAAGCACCAACGAGCACGACAGTTGGAACCGTCACATCATTTGCGGGTGATACATCGGCAGAAAGTTCTCAAGCAGTTGTTGGATTGGAATTCGCATTTATCCCATCCTCGAAACTTACTCGTACAACGACTACCACATTGACCATCGTTGGTAATGAAAGCGGTGGTGGTGTAAGTATTCCAGTGACCGTAACCGTCGAATAATCTACTTTATGTCAAATTTTAAGATATATCAACCATTTGAAGTCACCGATGTCATTTCGGGTAAAACAACCACAGTTTCCAGTGGTTACTTTCCCGGCGGCGATGTCAAAATATCTCAATCAGCATTTTATACATCCAGCGCACAAACGCAATTAACCGGTGCCAATGGTATATATGACGTATTGAATGGAATGTACTATACCAACGTCTACGATGATAATGTAAGTAACCGACAATTGTTATTTTCAATAAGTTATGGTGATTCAAACAACGGTGGAGCAACTTCCGGTTCATCGGTATTTTCCAGTTCCGCAGCTGTTTACACCCAATATAAAAATTTATTGTTGGGTATTGCGGATGTTGATGGGAAGTTTAGTTTCAAAACGGGTAGTTCCGCAGCCGCAACTTACATAACCAGTTCAGAAATTTTCGTAATTGCTTTCTCATCCGATTTAATGAAAGACCAAGTTGATAGAGGTCAATGGACATTTAAAATTACCGGATCAAATACTAGTGCAAGTCTTCAATTGATTGACGAGTTACCAATATTGACAGCGGCGGAACAAAAAGAACAACGACTAGTTTATCAGGTTGTTTCGGGTAGTTTTGATGAGTCTTTGGGTCGTTCAACGGCTGCCGCATCGGAATATCAAGGATTGGGTCTATTTTATCCTAAGAATGGTATTTTAATCTTAAATGCGGATAAATTAAGACATTACGCGGGTCACGTATATAACAACTCCGCTACATCGTCTATCGTCAATCACCAGTCTTTATTTGGTAAATTGACCCCAAGTGCAAATGGTATGATGCGAGTAAGAAAATCGGAAATTGTTCCGTCTGCTCACTATTTCATACGAGTTAAGAATCAAGATTTCAATTTCTCCAACAATCCATCGTTTGTTTATCAAACCACGGATGAAAATTATACAAAGGGTGAAATTATCACGCAATTACAGGCCGAACCAAAAACCTATATTACCACAGTTGGTCTATATAACGAACTAAATGAGTTGGTTGCTATTGCGAAGATGAGTCGTCCAACCAAAAAAGACTTCACAAACGAACTTCTAATTCGTGTCCGACTTGACTTTTAATTGATTATTGAATGAAAATCATAATGTGACTCATATTTATGATTAATGATTAAGAGTCTCAAGAAAGATGATGTTAGTGCCGTTCCATTTGTCGTTTCAAAAAGATGGAGAGCCACAAGCAAGGAAAACACCAGTTTACTTCTAGGTGATGTAGATTTTGAATATGTGATATATTCATCATCTTTTTCTTCGGAAAGTGGGGATACATTCACATCGGAAGAATCAAGTTCCACAAGTTCATCGTTTATCGCGGAATCATTCACCACCGGAGTAGCGGGCTTCTTATCTACTCCACTAGCTTTAGAATTTATAGATTATGGGGATGGTTGGCAATTTGGATGTACATCTTCGTTACGAAACATAAGTAATTATGAAATTTTGGTAGAAGATACATCTTCCTACATCAGTATCGAAGCCGCCTCCGAATTTTTCTTGTTGGAAAGTTACAACGAATTAAGTACGAGTCGTGATCCTTATAATGGTCCAACGTATAGATTTGATTTGACTATGGATGTTCCATTTACAAACTCATCATGTGATTTATGTCTCGAACAATCCGAGGATAATTTTTTGACTTTTGAAGATGGTATTCAAGTTGATAGTTATGTCAAATTTAATCCTGATATAGAGCCTCAAAATTTGAATAATACCTACAAACGTATTACTTACAATCAAATCAAGAACTTGTTCTACAACAATTCAAATGACCCAACGAAATTATTGGGGTTGGAAAATTTTGATGTGTTTTTGGATGCAAAAAATCGAGTTGTATATGATAATATAAAAGTTGTAACCATTCCTCAAGCATATTTTGGTGATAAAATTGTTGAAAATAGTGTGGAAATAATCGAAGATTCGGGTGACCAAGTTTATACCATTGTTGATGATGGTCGTGGAAATCTTCACGCACGAGAAAACATTTTCAGTGTAATAGTATCCGATGCAAATAAGGATATTAACTACTTCAATTCCGCATCGTATGTTAATTTTTCCAATTTCAACTTCTCCGTAAACGATATTGGAGTAAGTTCATCTATTAATTGGCAGTATTACAAGAATAACATTCTGTATGTCAATCGTGATGTCATTGAAGATTTCGTCGTTCATGGATATACAATTAATGATGTGGTAACTCCAATCAGTTACAACTCTAATCTTATTTATGTGGGTGAAGCCGGTACAAATTTGGATGTAGTTTCATTACCACATGAAGATTTGTTGGGATATTTCCGAAAAATTGAATGTGGTACGAATTTCGTAGTTGCATTGAAATCTTCGGGTGATGTGGTTACGTGGGGTGACTCAACAATAACAACGACTATTCCTACGTTTGATACCAAAGTGAGGGACATATCAGTTGGTGACCAACACGCAATTGCAATTGACGATAATGGCAAAATTTATGTGTGGGGAACATCAACTTACACCGGTTCACTACCAACTGTAACGAACAATTATAGATACATCAAAGCCGGACCTAGTGGTAGTGTAGCGATACATACCAACGGACGAATTTATGGATTTGGCCACAGTTCATGTAATTTATTTACCAATATTCCACAAGTGGGAAATATAGATAAAGTAGAAATTGGTAGTCAACATGGTATCATATTAGATAATAATGGTGATTTATACTCATGGTCATCAAACTCTGATTACAGTCAATCATTAATACCAACTAGTGCAGAAACGGGTATTCAAGATGTAGTATGTGGTGATGACCACACCATTGCGTTAAAAACTGACGGTAGAATTATTGCATGGGGAAAGAATAATTTTTCACAATCGTTCATACCATTCGGGGAATCATTGACGGATTGGGCAGTAGTGGCTGGGGGAATCGCAACTGTTGGATTAGCGGATGTAAGTGCCGTTCTAGCTAAAGGAAATCGTAGTGTTGCATCACAACGACGAATTACGGATGCGGTTGATAAACCATATAGGTTTACATTTGCATGGGGTCAACATCCATTCACAACCGAATATTCTTTGACGGATATACATTTGGGTAGAAATTACACAATATTGGATCCAAATGTAAATTATCAACAGTTGGTATATACAAATGATTATACATCTCCAACAATTTTGAAGGGTGCATTGAAATCAACAACAACATTGAATTTTGACATCAATCTTAACGGTACGAAAGAGTATAATTTAACGGATTACAAGGTTAAAATTTCCAAATTACATGACCCACATGGAACTCCAATGTTTTCTGGTTTGGGATTTTTAACAACGAAGGTAAACAACAAAGAATTATATTCATACATTTCCAGTGGTGAAGATAATGAAATGACAATGAGTGTGGGATTGAAAACTTTTTATCTTGACACTGGATCCATTGACTTATCCGATCCTCATTATGGTGGATATCGTAATGTACCAACATATATTACTCGGTTAACATCGAGTATATCAATGGGTCAAACCGGTTCGAGGGATTATAATAACACAATGACTGGTCGGTTTGTAAGTTATGACCACTCAACAACTGAATTGGTTGTTTTTGTGGATTCTGTTCAAGGAAGTGGAATTTATGATAATTGGTCGATTGATTTTGGTAAAATCATTGTGAATGAACTTTTGGATGAATTGAATATCGCCGATACTACTTATAACCGATTGTATCTATCAGGTTCATCCTATACCACTTCGTCTAATTTAAATTCGATGTTAAAAGATGAATCGTTTATTGAACACTATTTAGAAAATCAAGGTTCTTACGACCCTTACACATAAAATGCATAAAAACATATACATAGATAAGAAAGATTTTGGATATGCGGTTGCGATAAATGAAATTTACAGCGCTATTGGAAATCCATCGTTTGAAAACTTCTCTTCTTCCTCAAATGCGATATTGGAAGAAGGTAGTGTGGATTTTTATAAATACGATGCTTTGACGACGGATAGATTTGCGTATAATTTTACTGTAAGACGAACTTCTTTAAACGGAGATTTTACCCTTTTTACAGAAAATTACACAACCTCATCAGATTCATTAATTTCAGGTAGTAACGAGGTCATTACCGAGTTGGGAACTAGTTCTAGTATTGATACCTCGGTGTATGATAGTTCATCTATATTGATTGCGGATTTTGATAACATAAAAATACTTCAATCAGATTTCGGTCGGTCTTTAGATGTTTATGATAATTTATGCGTCGTAGGTTCAACCAAAATGGTTTACACCTTACTACACATTGATAATGTCGTTCGAGACGATGATGGTGTAGTCGAATTACACGATATGTCAAATTCGACATCCTCATTACTCGTTTCTCTCTATGCTTCGGACACGGGATTGACCGATACAGGGTCTAATTCATTTGGTTGGTCCGTTTCTATGAATCAGGAGTTTATAGCGGTAGGCAGTCCATTTACGAACGTCAGTGGGTCAGTATTCGTATTCAAGAGTGGGTCAAGTGGATATACTTATCACAGCGTATTGACATCTAGTGCTGAAAGTTTTTTTGGTGGATGCCTTAAATTAGACAAAAATTACAATAAGTTGGTTGTGGGTAACGGAAGTATTATGAATTCCGATTCTAAAGTGTATTTGTATGAGTATATTTCGTCATCGGATGCGTGGTCAGTAGTAACGACGTTTGAATCTAATCGAGAAGTAGAAAATCTTAACTTTATACCAGTACCACAATATTCACCTATCATTACATTACCAGATGGTTTTGGTAACGCGGTTTCACTATATTGTTCATCCTCAAGTTCCGTCACGGTTGCGATAGGTGCTCCATACGACAGAAGTTATCAAGAATTTAGTGGTTCTAACTGTTACCGTAATGGATGTGTTTATGTATTCGATTTAATTGAGTGTGAACTAAACACATCAAGTAGTTCATACTGGCGTGAAACGAAATTATTTGGAGATAGTGACTCGTTTAAATTTAACAGATTTGGACACGCGGTTGATTTGTATGACAGCAATCTTCTAATTTCATCTCCGAAGTTTTTATCCGAGTTCAGTTCTTCCTATATCCAGAATACCCTTTTCAAAGCAGAAGATTGTGATGATTTGGAGGAAAATGATTACTTGGGTATGTTCTACATATACCAAAATACCGATGATAGTTGGGATAATGTCTATGCGAAGTTCAAACCAAAAAAGAAATACGGTTATCCTTACAATTTCTTTGCACACGATGTTTGTATTTTCGATGAAAATGTCATTGTTGGTTCACCAATTGCATTGACGGATTCTAATAGATTGATTGAAATCATACAGGATAGGGATGATTTGGCGTTGAATCTTAATGGAGATTTTAACATATTTAACTTGTCTGATTTTGAGGCACATCATCACGTTGGTAATGTCTTTTATAAAACTGGAAAAATGGTCATATCCACATCCGGTTCAATTTTCGACTATATGTTTGAGAGTGATGTGAATGATGAGCCAATTTACGACATATCTTATAATAGCAAGACGTCTTTATATGAAAAGGAAATCATATGTACGGTTGAACCGGGGGAATTTAACTATTCTACAAATCCGACATCTTATACCTATCCAACAGCATCATTGGACTTAAATAAAAGTGGTAAATTTGATTTTGAAGACTGTGATAAAATTTTAAGAGCCATTTACAAAAAAATAACAGGTGTGGAAACTTGGTGGAACCTGTTTCCGTTCGATTATCCATCTGGATTTGAAGAAACTGTTGAAGGAAGTTTGTTTTACTATTATCTAAGTGGTTCATTTGAGGATAAATCACAAATTGCCCTCAATTCTACCACCTTGACAACGGTTGATTATAACTACATAATTAACAATTTAGATGACGTATTGGATGTAAATGCTGATGGTATCACCGATGATGACGACATTAGAATCATATGGAAATATTTCATTGATAAATTGACTCCTAACAACTATCAAAACTTCATCACCTCAAAAAGTGTAGGTATTAGAAGTCAATATGTTGATGCGAAAGATTATTTGGATTCCTTGACTAATCGTGGAATAACACCAACTATTAAAGACGCATTTCAAGATAGGTGGGTATCTAGTTCGATAAACCCAACTGGTTCATATCTATCACCATACATTACAACCATAGGTCTATATAATGGATTAGATTTGATAGCTGTGGCTAAGTTAGGAACACCTATAAAAAATGAAGGTAATTTTCCTTTGAATTTTATTATACGATTCGACATTTAACTGATATTTATTATATATGGCAAATCAAATTAACAGAGAATCTTTGAAGACGAGTTTGGAAGACAGATATAATAAATCCAAAGTTGGTGGGGCGTTTGATGCGAAATCAGCGGGAGTTAAATTTACCGATGGTATTGCCAATGATTTCGCAGATGGCTTTACCCGTGGTGGAAAAAATTCCAAACTTCCTAAGAAAGATTCTTCCTATCTCAAGGGTCATTCGACTCAGAAATACAAAGGTTAATTTTATATCGTGACACATACTATATATGTGATATGATATTAGGATTTGATGCGTCTACTACAACCGTGGGGTGGTCTTTCTGTGAAAACAACGTTATACTCGACGCGGGATTCATAGATATAAAAAAGTTGGAAACTTCCAAAGAAAAAACCTTCCACGTTCTGACTACATTGAAGTCTCATAAACTTCTTCCCCAAGTTAAAACAATTCATCTCGAATCCGCACTCAGTGGTTTTGCTGGGGGATTCACCTCACAACAGGTGATAATTAAATTGGCACGATTCAACGCGGTATTTGAGTATATCGTGGCTGAAGAATGGAATCATCCAGTCGTTCTTCTCAATGTTAATACTACTCGTAAAAAAGTTCTCGGAAAGTGTCGTGAAAAAGGTATAAAATCCAAAGAATTCGTCAAGATGTATTTGGAGAAGATTCACCCAATCCACCAATTTGACGTTCTCAATAAAAAAGGAAATTGGGACGAACGTAATTCCGATATGTATGATGCAATGATACTTTCGTTATATTAAATTGACCTTTTCTATAATTTAGAGTAGTTTACGGACATGTTACATCAGGAAGAGATTGTATCAGTTTTAAACAAAGCGTTAAATCAGAAGGCTAAAATTAGAAAAGGCACTGATGCGGTTTATTTCTGCCCTAAATGTAAACATTACAAACGAAAGTTGGAAGTCAACTTAATTACAGGTAAGTATAATTGTTGGTCATGTGATTTTTCCGGGTTAACTCTTCGATCTCTTTTCAAAAAACTCAACGTTTCCCGTGAATTATACCGACTAGTTGATATAAAATCGACGCATAATATCGACGTGGATATTGATGTCGTCAATTTACGAAATCTATTCTCACCAAAAGAAAATGTGGCTGAGATTGTCAATCTTCCAAAAGATTATAGACCACTATCCGAATATCACAACTCTCCAGAATATAGAAATGCGTTGAAATATTTGAAAGCAAGGAACGTATCTGATTACGATATTCATCGTTACCAAATTGGATATTGTGAAGATGGTGATTATCGTCAACGAATCATCGTTCCTTCATACGATGGTGATAACAATTTGAATTTTTTCGTGGGTCGTAGTTATTATGACCAATGTTCTCTAAAGTATAAGAACTATGAGGGAAGTAAAAACGTGATTGGGTTTGAATCTTTGGTGGACTTCACACAGGAAATAACATTGGTTGAAGGTTCTTTTGATGCAATGGCGATTAGATATAATTGTGTTCCGTTATTTGGGAAAACATTGTCCAGAAAACTACGAGAATCGTTGATATTAAATGGAGTAACGTCGGTAAACGTGGTATTAGATAACGATGCGTTGTCAGAATGTCTCAATATTGTGACATTCTTAATGAAAAACAACATTAAAACAAAGTGTGTTGTCATGACGGAGAAAGACCCGTCAAAACTTGGATTTGAAAAAACTTGGGAGATTATCAACAATACAAAATTTATCGACTTCGATGAAATGTGTAAGTTAAAAATGAATTTATGAACGTGCAAAAATTGAACTGTGATGTGACGGAGTTTATTGGAATATTTCACATTGCGGATATTCACATCCGATTAACAAAAAGACACGATGAATATCTCGACGTGTTTGAAAGGTTATATGAGGTCGTTGCGAAGACCCCGGAAAATACATGTGTCGCAATATTGGGTGATTTATTTCACTCTAAATCAAATCTCAGTCCCGAATGTGTGGGTATAGCTTCTGATTTCTTACGAAGACTTGCTGATTTGCGTCCGACTATATTGATTGCGGGAAATCACGACGCAACTTTGACCAACAAGAGTCGAATGGATAGTTTGAGTCCGATTGTCAATGCTATCAATCACAAAAATCTATTCTACTTGAAGGATACTGGTATTTATATCTTAGGAGACATTGTATTCAACCACATGTCCGTGTTCGATCCCGTAGAGAGTTATATCAGAGCCACCGACATTCCTAAAATATACACCAATCAAGCAAGACACGTCATTGCGTTGTATCATGGAGCTGTTCATGATGCAGTCTCCGACGTCGGGTATCGAATTAACAATCAATCGGTGACCGCAAATCTATTTGATGGACATGATATTGTCTTATTGGGGGATATTCACAAATATCAGACACTTGAAATTCCAGATTCCGATACGAAAATTGTATATGTTGGTAGTTTAATCCAACAAAATCACGGAGAATCTCTTGACAGCCATGGGTATGTATTGTGGAATTTAAAACAACGAATACACAAACAATTTGATATTGGTAATGAAAGGGGTTTCTATACTATCGACATTGATAAGGGACACCTTAAAACGGATTTATCAAATCTTCCTAAGAAAGTCAAATTACGAGTGAGATGTAATGACTCAGATTATTTAGAAATCAAAGCTGTCATTGATGAAATTCGTAAACGTTGTGAGGTAGAACATTTGGTGTATTTAAAATCCGCTAGTGGAACCACACCAAACTCAGCTGCGGTCAGTGTGGAAGAACTTTCATTGGCTGATTTGAATTCTGTGGAACATCAGAACAAGTTAATTAAAGAATATCTTATGGCTCATACATCGGATAAAGAGGTTACCGATGATATGTATGAGACGATTTTTCAAATCAATACACAACAGAATCAGTTGATTGACAAAGATAAATTGGTCCGAAACATTCGATGGAAACCTAAAAAATTCGAGTTTAGTAACATGTTTAGTTACGGTGAGGATAACGTCATTGATTTTACAAAGATGAAAGATGTAATTGGATTGTTTGCATCCAATGCTTCGGGAAAATCCTCGTTAATGTCTGCATTGAGTTTTTGTATATTTGATAAATGTGATAGAGCATTTAAAGCAACGCACATTTTAAATTCACAAAAGGCTACATTCCACTGTAAATTCAACTTTGAAATAGATAACACCGATTACTTCATTGAACGAAATGGTAAGTCGGATAAAAAGGGAAATGTAAAAGTGGATGTCAAATTCTGGAAAGAGGAAAATGGTTCCATAATCGAATTAAACGGAGAGGCTCGTCGTAGCACCAATGATTTAATCCGTGATTTTGTGGGTAGTTATGAGGATTTCATCTTAACGGTGTTATCCATCCAAAATAACAAATCGGGTAATTTTGTTGATATGGGACAGTCCGAACGTAAAGATTTGTTATCACAATTTATGGGATTGAATATCTTCGATATACTACACAGTAGTGCGTCGGAGACACTTAAAGAATTGAATAATGATGTCAAGTTATACCACCGTTATGATAACGGTGTGTCGATTGACGATTTGAGTGAATCCATTGATGGATTCAAATTAGATTTGGTGACTTTAAATGAAGAGTCGGATAGACTGGTTGGTGAAAAGGAAAAATTGAATTCTTCGTTATTTGAAGAAACCACCAAGTTGATTAAAATTGAGAACAATATTCCGAAGAATATTACATCCCTCGAATCGACACGTATTTCAGTATCTACAACCATTGCAAAATCGGAGAGTCAGATTGTAACATTGCAGGAATCTTTGAAGTTGGAATCAATTGAGTTGGAAAATACCAAAGAAGAATTGAAATCTATTGACACCGACGACGTTTCACAAAAATTCAATCAACTAAAAACGTTGCGAGAACAATTACAATCTATTAAACACATCATTGAGACGAAGAAGATTTTCATCACTGCTAAATTAGATAAAATCAATAGATTACATAACCACCAATATGATCCAAACTGCAAATATTGTGTCAACAATTCATTTGTTAAAGATGCGTTGGATGCGGAAAGCTCCCTCGACAATGATAAGGTAGAGGCTAATGATTTAGTCATCAATTATGAGGATAAGAAAAAACACATTGAGTCATTGGTGTATGTCGAAGAATTGCAACGAAAGTGTGATTTATTAAAAGTCAAGTTGAATAACTGCGACAGACGTATCATCTCTATAAACCGAGAAATTACATCTTTGGAGTCAACCGTCCAGTCGAACAGTGTTCACCTAACTAAGTTGGATAACGACATCAAACTCTATTACGACAATGAATCGAATATCAAATATAACCTCGAAGTGGAGTTGAAAGTAGGTAAAATACAACAGGAGATTAGAAACACCGATATATTAATCAAACAGAATAATACCAAGATAATCAACTTGTCTGCAAATTTGAGTGGATATGAAAAGAACATGCAGGAGAAAATTGTCAACCGAGATAAGATGAAAAAAACCGAATCTGATTTGAAGTTATACGATTTATACGTCAAATCGGTTTCCCGTGACGGTATTCCATTTGATTTAATATCCAAGGCTGTCCCGGTTATTGAAAGTGACGTCAATGAAATTTTATCTCAGATTGTGGATTTCTCGGTAAATATAGAAACCGATGGAAAAAATGTCGTCACCAATCTGGTGTATAGTGATAAGAAGTGGCCGTTAGAAATGGCGAGTGGGTTGGAGAAGTTCTTAACCTCTTTGGTCATCCGAGTTGCATTAATCAATCTCTCAAACCTACCTAGACCCAATTTCATCGCTATTGACGAGGGATTTGGGTGTGCGGATTCGGATAATTTGTCATCTATGCAATCCCTATTTGCAATATTGAAGTCGAATTTCGATTTTATGTTGATAATAAGTCATTTGGATATGATGAAAGATATGGTGGATGGTCAAATTGAGATAAAGAAAGAAGATGGACACTCGAAAATAGTATATTGATACCTATTTATAGGCATCATTATGCATGGTAGCACCAAAAAGGGAACAAAATACAGTCTATTAAATCGACCAGTCGATATTGAAGATACGTCATATCGTTCAGAATATTTCGTCATATCGGATTTAAATCCCACGTTGACGGCTGGTAAAAATATGTTCACCATAAACGGGTCGAATAAGTTAAAGCCTCGATCCGGCATTTTGTTGGAAATATTGGATTCTAAAGGTGGAGTATTGTATTACGAAACCGCTAAATCGGGTTATTTTTCTTATGCCGATACAACCGATTTGGTAGTTTCTATCCATATTTATGAATCCACACCGTCCGGCTTTGGTAAAGTTGTATTGATGGGAACGACGGTTGATGGTAAAGTTGTTCGTTGGAACACAAATATAAAGATTAACCCAACTTTGGATAACTCATCTAAAGTTACATTTTTCAATACACCCTCGGTTGAAACTGAGGAATTTTTATCTCTTATATTAAATGAGTCAATATCCAGTGGTTCACAAACCATTGAAACTATTAACGGCAGCGTTAAGGGATATTCACTATTTCCAAAAATATACACTGATATACATTCCATAGATATTCGGAAAACTGATTTAGATTATCGACTCTCATACACCGACACCTCATCTGCAATTGATTTAAATTCATTCAATTTACAAAATAAAGATAGAGAAATCGAACTTTACATAAGTGAAATATCATACCTAGATAATAACGTATTGAAAAACAAAGTTGTTAATATCACGGAATCTTTCTTTGTTGATGGAGTAACAAATACGACCGAACTTCAATTGGATAGACCATTCACATATTACATTAATAATACGACTCAAATAGTGCCTATTGTATCAGCATCATTCACACAAACATTAAATTCGAGCACATACTTAACATCTTCGGGATTGATTACATCATCCCTTAACCCCGATGGTGTTCCTGATCCTACAATATATCTTTCACAGAGAGTTGATGGGGAAGATTTATTTTTGAAAGAGGCATTTCTTGATATAACCTATAAAAATCTAAAAACGTTGACGGGAAAAGTTCATAGACATAAAGTTTACAGACGTAGTTTAAATAAGGCATCGGAATTTGAATGTATCGCCGATGAACCACTTATCGAAAAAGAATTCATATTTGATTCTTCGACAATTAACAGGTTTTATGCGAATATTGGTGAGTTTTACGAACAGAATCACATAGCCAAATATTACTACACCAGTTCGACGGATTTAACGTTGACTCAGAGTTCGATTACTCATTTGAATTCGATGATTTGTAATTCGACAGATGTTAATTTGAATCAAAGTCGATATATCATAATAAAGAATGATACTTCATTGGTCACAAGTCTGACTTCTTCAGCTTCATATGTCGATTTTAATGCAAATTCGTTTGCGAATAAAACAGGTTCTTCATATGATTCCAATTTTATTAAATTGTATAAAAATACAGACTATCTATTTTCATCGAACGTTGACATTGTAAAAAACAATCCGGTAAGTGAGAGTAGATTATTATTCTATTTGACTGGTTCCTACAATACATCAACCGCAACCGTAGAACAAAACTATATCAATGGTAAAGGATTGTTATTAAAAGAGTATAACCTTCCGATTGGGACAAATTTAAAATCGTTCACGAAAGATGATTTCAATTTATTGAATTTTATCAACGACTATATCGGAACAATTGTTATCATACCAGTCAATATCAGTCAATTTAGAATTGATAATCTATCTTTGACATCCCATGCGGAATTTGGTTTTTCACCAGATACCTTCTTCACCCGAATATCCTTCCCGGTCAGTATTAAAAACGAACAGTTTGAAATAAAGGTGGAATTTTTAGATATTAATAACAATTCAATTTACTCAGGTATTCGTAAAATTGTTAATATGGATAGGAATGGCGAAACGTTGGCGAAGAATATTCCCAATTTTGTTACTGCGGACACCGGCACTATCATAAATGCATTGGCATCTGGTAGTGGTAAATTGACATTATCATCATCCCGTGATTCATCACAATCTTTTACAGTTGATAGAGCTACTCTATCCGTCATTGAAAGTTTCGTCGTACAAAAGGATAATTCCAGTGGTAATGCATTTTTCGTGGTGGAGAGCACGGATACCGAGGATTACTGTCGAGTTGATGGTAAATTATACATGACTGGTTCGATATACATGTCTCCATCCGAACGGCTATATGGAACTAGTAGTTATTCAATTTCCGCGAGTCAATCAAATAGTAGTAGTTATTTGAATTATGGTGTATCCAATAACCACGTGACCCAATTCACCGCGTCATCGTTTGATGGTGCAGCGAGAACTGCATCGGGTTATATTCCCATAAACCTCAATGGATCAACCGTTTATATTCCTTACTTTACTGCTATTTCTTAATTTTGAGACTATTTATGTATAAAATAGAGACTTTCGATAAATTTACGAATTAAAATTAAACTTCAAATAAACCGAAATGTATATATCTTTGTTAAATGGTTATATAATATGAAAAGAGCAAAAAACAAAAGCAACATCGAAATCGTAAAAGGATATTTGGCAGGCGAACGACCATTCACACAAGTTGGTTGGGTGCCGGATTTTAAAAAACGAAAAGAAGGTGAAACTTGGACCGATGCACAAAATAAGTCTTGGATTTTCAAAGGTGGTCGTAAAAAACGTGTCAATAAGAGTGTAAAAATAAATCCAGATGACGTTAGATTGAGATGTAAAGATTGTCAAATGGATGTTAAATGGGGTAATTATCTCGATGATCGAGTTTTTTACAAAAGCGGTAGATGTTACGATTGTTTAATCAAATTTGAAACCAAATTGAAACGTGATGGTGAATTTCGTCACTACGAACAAGTCAAAATTTTCAAAAATCAAAAAGGATTTTGTTTGGATTTGAAGGGTAAACTCGAAGATACCATAAAATATCTCGAAAACTCCAACGAGGACATCGTTTATATAAACGAAGATGGTAGTAAAGATGTTTGGAAAGATACAACTAAAGGTCAAGTGTTGGAAGATGCAAAACGTGATTATCAGGAATGTTTGGATGCATTGGTTCGGATTGATGAACAGTTGGAAAAGTTAAAGAAATATGAGTGACCCAAAAGTTAATTTACGAGATGTAATTAAGAGTGAGTATTCTAGGTGTTTGGTGGATCCAATATACTTCATGAAGAAGTATGTTAAAATTCAACATCCGCTTCGGGGGACAATTCCATTTGAACTTTATCCATTTCAGGAAAAAGCGTTGAGAGAATTATGCGATAATAATTACAACATTATTCTCAAATCACGTCAGATGGGTATTACCACTCTGACGTCCGCATACTCATTATGGATGATGATTTTCCATCCTGATAAAAACATTCTCTGTATCAGTATCAAACAAGAAACGTCGAAAGAAATTGTTACACGGGTAAGATTTGCAAACAATAATCTACCTTCTTGGTTGAAATTACAATGTGTTGAAGATAATCGGCTTTCCCTCCGATTAAAAAATGGTTCTCAAATCAAAGCAGTTTCATCATCCGGTGATGCAGGTCGTTCTTCCGCACTTTCATTGTTGATTATTGACGAAGCAGCCTTCATTGACAATATCGAAGAAATTTGGTTGTCCGCACAATACACTCTATCTACTGGTGGTAAAGCAATTATTCTCAGTACTCCAAACGGTGTTGGTAATTTCTTTCATAAGACGTGGATGAAAGCAGCGGCAGATGAAAATGAATTCAATACCATTAACCTCCCTTGGTATTTACATCCAGAAAGAGATCAACACTGGCGAGATAAACAAACGGAATTGTCCGGTGTAAAAGGTTCGGCTCAAGAATGTGATTGTCTGTGGGGAGAATCCAAAGTTTGTGTTCGAGATATAAACACCAAAGTCGTAAGTTATATGACATTGGAAGAATTATTCATCTCTTTATCAAATTAACACTATTTATACGCAAGAATGTGACTGTATGAATTATGTTAAATTAGGTTGGGATAATATAAAATTAGAATTGAACTCTATTAATGAATTTTATTCTTTATCCGAGACAGTTAGTAGATTAAAGCATGAAAATTTTTATAAATCTTTGTTTGGTAAAGCAAAAAACAGAACTCTAATAAAATCTGATCCAATTTTGTATAAATCAATATATACATGGACTTCTATTTTAGAATTAACGTTTAAAAGTCAAAAATCATACAAAGGAAATTTTAATTTCAAATATCGTATTTTGTTTTTAGTAGAAAAAAATGCAGATGTCCAGAAATTACTATGTAAATGTGGTAAACGATATACATGGAACACATATTGTAGATATTGTCCAGAATATCATGTTACTTGTAAATCACATTCTACGGAAACGAAGAAAAAACAAAGAATTGCAGCCATAAATTATATATCAAATTGTTCCGGTAAATGTGTTCCTAGATATAATCGCAGTGCAATTAAATTGATTGAATCATATGGACGTGATAATGGATATAATTTTCGGCACGCAGAAAACGGTGGTGAAGTGTTTCTATCAAGTTTAGGATATTGGTTAGATGCTTATGATGAGGAAAAAAATGTTGTTTTGGAGATTGATGAACCGAGACATTTTAAAAATGGAAAACTAAAAAACAAAGATTTACAGAGACAAGTTGAGATAGAAAATTTTCTAGGATGTAAATTTGTACGGATTAAATATGATTAAAAATAATAAATATGAAATACAAACGCCGTCTGGATTTCAACATTTTGAAGGAATTAGAAAGTTGGAGAAATCCGAACATGTAAAATTGACATTATCGGATGGAACAGTTCTCAAATGTTCACTCACACACCCATTTATATCTAATGGAAAAGAAATAAAATGTTCGGAATTATCAATTGGCACTATTTTAGATTCACGTCAACTTAATAAATATACTACAGTTAAATGTATTGAAAAAATTAATGATTCAATACTATTATATGATATAGTAGAAGTTACTGGTGGGAATATTTTTTACGTCGATGGGATTGTCTCACATAATTGTGATTTTACAACAACTGGCCATACCGTATTGGAAACCGATACGTTGAAATGGATTAAAGAAAATAGAATTAAAGACCCAATAGAAAAACGATTTGCAAACCAAAGTCTATGGATTTGGGAATATCCAGATTATACGAAGAATTATTTGATTTGCGCCGACGTTGCTCGTGGTGATGGTGATGATTATTCCGCATTTCACGTTCTTGAAATGGAATCATTGACACAGGTTGCGGAATTTAAAGGTGCGGTAGATACCAAGACTTATGGAAATCTACTCGTCAGTATGGCAGTCGAGTATAATAAAGCAATATTGGTCGTGGAAAATAACAACATCGGATGGGCAACTCTACAACAGGTTATTGATTCACAGTATCCAAATACATTTTATAGTAGTGCCGATTTACACTACGTCGATTTGGAAAAACAATTAACTAACAAACATCATCGAATTGAGAGAAACATGGTTCCGGGTTTCACCACAACCACCAAAACCAGACCACTTATAATTTCGAAATTGGAAGATTATTTCAGAGAACGTAGTGTTATTACAAACTCGATTCGATTATATGAAGAATTATCCGTCTTCATCTGGAATAATGGAAAAGCACAAGCAATGACTGGATATAATGACGATTTAGTTACTTCATTGGGTATGGGATTATGGGTAAGAGATACAGCACTTAGACTCAAATCTGAATCCGGGGAGTATGTTAAATCATTAATCGGAGGTATTAGTAAAACAGGTGATACCGAGGTTATTTATACATCCCAAACAAAGAAATCTCATGATTATTGGAGCATGCCTTCATCAGCCGGTAGTTCATTAACAAATCCAAATAGAGAAAGAGAAGATCTAAAGTGGTTGTTATAATACACAATCACTATATATATCATATATTTTATGGAGAATAACAACAACGATAAACCAATAGATTTAAAATCAAAAAGTCTTTATGCGAGATTGAAAAGACTTTTTTCCACAGATGTCATAGTCCGTAATGTCGGTGGTAAAATGTTGAAGATAAAAGATACCGACCACGTTCAGTATGCGACGGATAGAAATACATTGCGTGATAGATTTAATCGAGTAAGAACATCTGGTTACGGTCAGTATAGTAGAGATTTCACTCTTGCATATCAAGCTTCTCGAATCGAATTATTCCGAGATTATGATACAATGGATATGGATCCAATCATTGCATCTGCGTTGGATATTTACGCGGATGAATGTCTCACACAAAATGAAATGGGATTTATTCTGAATATAAAGGCCGACGATAATAATATTAAGAAGATTCTCGAAAATCTTTACTATGACATTTTGAATATCGAATTCAATCTATGGAGTTGGACACGTAATATGTGTAAATACGGCGACTTCTACTTGAAAATGTATATCTCCCCGGAATATGGTGTTTATTTGGTCGAACCACTATCGGCTTATAATGTTAGTCGAGTTGAAAATAGTGATCCAATGAATAAAAACTACGTGAAGTATCAAGTTAGTTTTGAATCGGGTGTCATGGAAGAATTGGAAAATTATCAAGTTGCACATTTTAGATTGATAAGTGATAGTAATTTCCTTCCTTATGGTAAATCAATGATTGAAGGTGGCCGTCGTGTTTGGAAACAGTTGAGTCTGATGGAAGATGCTATGTTAATTCATCGTATCATGCGTGCACCGGATAAACGGGTATTTAAAATTGATATCGGAAATATACCTCCATCCGAAATTGATAATTTTATGGAACGAACCATTAGTAAGTTGAAGAAAGTTCCATATATTGATGAACAGACGGGTGATTATAACCTTCGATTTAATATGCAGAACATGGTGGAGGATTTCTATCTACCGGTTCGTGGTAGTGATAGTGGAACAGATATTCAACCGTTATCCGGTATGGAATTTACGGGTATTGATGACATCGAATATTTGAGAAACAAAATGATGGCTGCGTTGAAAATTCCGAAAGCCTTCTTGGGATATGAAGAAGATTTGAGTGGTAAAGCAACATTGGCTGCGGAAGACATTCGTTTTGCAAGAACTATCGCACGTATTCAAAAAATTCTTGTCAGTGAATTAACAAAAATTGGTATCGTTCATTTATATTCACAGGGATATACCGATGAGAATTTGGTAGATTTTAGACTAGAATTGACCAATCCATCAACTATCTTCGAGAAAGAAAAAGTGGATATTTGGGGTGCTAAAGTTGGTGTTGCTAAGGATATGATGGAAAATAAACTCTTCTCTAAGAAGTGGATATATGCACATGTATTTAATATGTCCGATGAAGATGTATTGGATACCAAGAGTGAAGTGGTTGAAGATGCTAAACAAAATTGGAGATTTGCACAAATTGAAGAGGAAGGTAATGATCCAGCAGTTTCGATGCAAAAAGTTGATGGAGGTGGTAACTTGGAACCTCTTGGAGGCGGCGGTGGTGGGGCTGGATACACTCCTACCGATAAAGATGGGGAGGAAGACACTGGTGAACCGGGACCAGAGGGTGAAGGTGAACCGGGGGGGGAACCTGGCGATGAGGCAGGAGCTAATACCGGTAAAGTCAAACCAGAACCAGGCGCTAAGGATTTAGGGGGAACGCCGTTGGCTGAAAAAACTTATGTTAGACCGTCGCAAAAGGGTAAGAAAAATGCTCGTGATTATCCTTTCGGAGAAGATCCACTTGGTCGGTTGGAAAATAGAGCCGATTATCGAAAAAATCCAATTCGTCATAAATTCAAAAATAACTCACCATTGGGATTTGAGTCGATTAATTTGAGTAGTTTATCATCTCATTTAAACCGGAACGTTAAGACGGAATTGATAACGGAAAGTGGAAACACCAAGTCAATGTTAGATGAAACTAACATCATTTCCGACGATAAGAATTAAATATATTACAAAATATAGAATTTTAACAAAAAAACACAATATTTATAAATTAAGGTAAATTAGATATATGCATAAGTCTAAACATTCGAAATTCAAAAATACGGGAATATTATTTGAATTATTAGCGAGACAAGTGACCGCCGACATTTTGGCGGGTAAAAACGAGTCGAAAGCTAAAGATATTCTATTCAAGTATTTTAAAGAAAGCAAACAGCTTGGGAAGGAGTGGCAGTTATACAACTTCCTCGTCAATGAACAGTTTCTTACTGAGTCTAAAGCGGAACAATCACTTTCGGTGGTGTTAAAAACGAGGGAATCCCTTAATACCAAACAACTCAATCAGGAAAAATACGATTTAATCAAGGAAATTAAGGAAACATATCCCATCGACGCATTTCTAAAATCGAGTATTAAAAATTATAAAGTTCACGCATCTATCTACAAAGTATTTGAAAATCACATCGAATCAAACAGTTTTAGAATTGAAGATGTAGTTAAAGCCAAATCCTTCTTATTGGAAAATTTAGTTGTCAATAAGAAGGATAATCAGGTTAAAGACGATGAATTGTTGGAGTATTACAGAAAGGAAAGTGAAGAAGTTCGTTTATTGGCATATAAATTCTTGGTTGAAAAACTCAACAGTAAATACAACTCCTTAGATTCAAGTCAGAAGAGAATGTTGAAGGAATATATCAACGGAGTGTCTAACACAACACATATTTCTACATTTATTGCGGAAGAAAAGAGTAAAATTCAAAAAGAATTGGAAGATTTATCTCCAAATATTGATTCACAAATTATCCGCATCAAAATTAACGAAGTAAATAATCAGTTAAATAAGATAAATTTGAGTAAGGGTGTTAAAGATAATCACGTCATGTTGTTGTTACTCTCATATGAATTGATTAAAGAAATCAAAGCCGGATTGAAATAATATGAAGGACATTAAATCAGCAATAAAAAAGATTGTTAGTGAAATCTTGAAAGAAATGACCTCCACTGGTTCAGTGGCTGGTTATCAGACACCATTTGCGTTTAGTCGTAAAGGTGCAGGTAAAAACGCGGCAACTAAAGGTAGTGAAAAGTTGGGTTATAAACCCGTAAAAGACATTGATGAAACGGTCGAAGAGGAATATGAGAAATTAAATGAAGAAGCTTCATACGATGCGTCCAAAGATGTACAATCTTTAAAACAAGCAATGGCGTCAACCGAATCTTCATTGGAACAAAAATTTCGTCAAAATTTAACACAGAAATTAGCGGGTAAAAATGTTCAGGCACAGGCTAGTAAAGGATATGGTCAAGCTGAAAAAATGTATAATGTAAGAGTGGATGCAGTCACTTTGGAAGATTATTATGGTAAAGACGATTATAAGTTGATTTTACATGGGGCTGAATCTGGTCGTCAAGAAAAGGATAAACAATTTTTTGTAAATACAGCCATTCCATTAAAAATTATGTCGAATGCTACACAAGCTGGTGTATCGCAACCTGCTGTTCCAACAGCCGTAGCTCCAGTAGCGCCAGTAGCTCCTACAACCCCTCTTGAAAAACAAATTGCTAACTAATATGAAAGAATTATTGATAGAATGTATTCCATTCGAGTTTAAACAAACATTAAACGAGTCAGCGGCTGATGGTAAAATGTGTGTTAGTGGTATTTTACAACGTGCGGAGTCAAAAAATCAAAATGGTCGAGTGTATCCTTTTGAAATATTACAACGTGAAGTTGAAAAGTATAATCAAAATTTTGTTCAACAAAAACGTGCAATGGGTGAATTAGACCATCCAGACAGTGAAGTTGTGAATTTAAAAAACGTTAGTCATAACATACTCAGAACATGGTGGAATGGTAAAGAATTGATGGGTGAAGTGGAAATTTTGACTACTCCAAGCGGTAATATTTTGAAAGAATTGTTGAAATGTGGAATCACCTTGGGAATTTCTAGTCGTGGTGCTGGAACGGTGAAGAAGGTTAATGAAAGCACCGTAGAAGTGAACGACGATTTTAGTTTAATTGCGTTTGATTTTGTTAGCAATCCTAGCACCATTGGGGCATTTATGTCTCAAAAGGCTCCAATGAATGAGTCGGTAACGAGGAATGTAATTAATCCAATTGATAATAAGTGGACCAAAGTGGATGATATTATTCGAGACATTTTATCGGAAATTAAATAACAATCATGATAAATGACAATAGTGGTAAACAAATATTGAAGGGGTTGATACGGGAATTTCTTTCCGAGGAAGCCGAAAATCCCGTTGTTAAGAATGTTAAGGCGCAGGATAACTTTGATGATTTTGTAAACAAACCAGAAAATGTTGGTCAACCTTTCACGCGAGATGAAATAGACATTTTACAAACATTGGATATTAAACCCGATGAATCTTCCGCAACTCAAATCAAGTATAGTGCGACGGAACAGACAAATGGTAATAATAAGCAAATGGTGGTAATAAAAAAATTACAACCTAAACCCGTTTTTGTAGCGTTATGTTGTCCAGATCGTAGACCGGTGAATTTGAGTGCTGACGATGTTGATGTGGCGTCGGCCGTAAGTCCTACACCCGCACCACAACCAGAGAAAGTTGAGAAGGATACTATAATAATCAAAATAAGTAGACCTATCAATCCTAGAGGTGATGAACATGCGTTATTTAATTTTGTGAATTACATTGTAAAGGAATTGAATATCAAATGAATAAGTTAACATTAAAAAGTGCTATTCAAACCGATTACATTCCACCCGATGATTGGTTAATCCATGAATGGGAGATGTTAAATGACCTTGGTTTTGAGGTTGATGATGCATATTCCATGTCATTTGAACAGTTGGAGGACTTTCTCGGTAAAGAAAAAAAGGTTAAATTCAAAGTTTACCGTAAAAAAGATGGTTGGTATTTAGAACCAACCATAAACAATCAAAAAACAAAAACGGAGATATTCCGATATCACACAAAGTTGATGCATCGGATTCACGACCTATTTGGAAAATTTTAACTATTTATAATCGTATGATACAATTGAAAAAACTTTTGGAAGGCATGAATATTGACGGAAATCCGGTCAAACCAACAGCACCAGTGGCTCCACAATCGTCACAAGGTAAAGAGGATAAAACTCCTAAAATGTCAGTGGATGAAAAAAAGAAACTGGTAACAATGGTTGCTCGTTACAATGAATATGGTAAATCTGTATATCGTGAAACGAAAATTACCGAAGTTGCTAAAAATTTACAAGAAATTGCCGATTTGTCTGAAGCATATGCTATCAACGAATGTGGTGATTGGTTTGAAGAAAACACTGTAAAGAGACATTATCAAGAAATAAAAAAATACTCAGAACAATTTGGTAAATTAGCTAAAGAAGTTCAAATTCGAGAACAACAATTAGAGGCTTTATATGAGGATATTGGTAAAAAACTCGAAATGTATTTTGATATTGATGATCCACAAAATAATCAACAATCTGGCCAACCTCAATCGCCAACTAAATAAAATTTAACGTTTTTGTATTTTTAATTATATTTATACAACGAATACAATATTATTCATATATTGTTCCGAATTTTACACACTTCATTGAAGTTCTATAATAACTTCACAAAAATAACCAAAAGTTAAAACATATGAGTTCAGAATTATTTAAAGAAGCTATCGCTGATGCAAAAGCAGTTCGTGCAAGCGCACTCGCAAATGCTAAAGCGTCCCTCGAAGAAGCTTTCGCTCCAAGAATGGCCCGTTTGATGGCTGAAAAATTAAAAGAAGAGTTGGGTGAAGAAGAAGGAACTGATGAAGAAGAAGGAACTGAGATTCCTCTCGCGCCTGATCCTGTCGCTGCCGAAGGTGAAGAAATCACCTCAGAAGACATTGATGCAATTTTGGCAGAGTTGAATAAAGATATTAACGAAGAAGACGTTCCACCAGCATCTGATGCTCCGGTTGATGCTTCCGTTCCAGCTCCTGCTGCTCCAGTTCCACCAGTCCCAGGCGCACCAATTGACCCAGCTACCGTTCAAACAGTTGCTGCTCCAGTTATGGTTGTCGCACCGGATCAATTACCAGGCGCACAAGGTGCTCCAGTTCCTCCACCATCTGCTCCTCCAACGGATGTCCCACCACCAGTTGATGCAGACCTCAACTTGGAAGCAATGATTGCTAGTTTGAATGAAGAAGAGGAAGAAAAGAAAGACGATGACGATGAAGAAATCGACTTAAACGAATTACTCTCAAGTTTGTCTGAAAATTCCGATGAGAAGGAAGAAAAAGACGAAGAAAAAGAAAAAGAACTTGAAGAAACCAAAAAACAATTTGCCGAGGCTTGCGAGACTATTGAATTCTTACGCAGCCAACTCAACGAAGTGAACCTATTGAATGCAAAACTGCTTTATACGAACAAATTGTTCAAAGCACACGCATTTGATAACTCACAAAAAATGAAGATTATTGAAGCGTTCGACTTAACTAAGTCCGTTCGTGAAGTTAAATTGACCTACAATAATTTGTCAGAAGCATTTAATCTTAGCAAAGTGAAGAAGGCCCCAAGCCAAAAGACCACGATTGCTGAAGGCTTCGCATCACAATCAACTGGAACAACCAAGCCTGCCGAGAAAATCGTCAGTGCTCCGATTAACGAAACGGTTTCAAGATTCCAAAAACTCGCTGGTATCAAGAAGTAAATTTAAAAAGCGTAAATGTTAGTTTAACAAATACAAATACTATGAATGAAATTAAAGAATTGTTGACAAGCAACGTTAGTCCAATGAATCGTTTATTGGAAGAAACACGTGGTTTGCAAGGCAAATGGGAAAAAACCGGTTTGCTCGAAGGTTTGAAAGGTGTCGAGAAGGCACAAATGTCTGTTTTGCTTGAAAACCAAGCACAACAATTGATCAAGGAAGCTACCTCAACGGGTACTTCTACCAACAGTGAACAATGGGCAGGGGTTGCTCTTCCATTGGTTCGCCGTGTGTTCGCAGAAATCGCAGCAAAGGAATTCGTCTCGGTTCAACCAATGAATCTCCCAAGCGGTTTGATTTTCTATCTCGACTTCAAATACGGTAATACCCGTGGGGGGCACACCGAAGGTGATTCGTTGTTCGGTGGTACGTTGAAGAAGCTCGGTTCTACCGATAGCGCTACCAACGGTCTATACGGTGCTGGTCGTTTCGGTTATACCATTAACCCAACGTCTTCCGTCGTTACCGCAGCATCCTCATCCTTGGCTGTCGATTTAACCGCATGGTCCGCAGTGAACTATGATGCCGACTATTCTGCAAGTGCAGTTGCCGGTGATTACCAAAAGATTACGTGGAACCTCGGTTCTAACGCAGCTCGTTGGGATACAACCGCAGTAAGAAGTTTCACCTTCTTCTCCGAATCCGTTGACTTGAACGTGTTGGGTCAATTCACGAAGGTATATAACACTGGTTCCGCAGCTTCTCCATACTATGTAGTTGAAGCAGTTGTAACGTCATCCTTGGACTTGGCTGCTTCGACAGTCGTTGTCTCTGGTAGCTTACAACCAAGTGATGCAACCCGTGGTGACTTCGAAGACAAATATCCGTTTAGCGGAAGTGGTGCTAACTCTGGTATTAACGCAGGTGTTGACATTGGTATTCCAGAAGTCAACTTGGAACTCAAGAGCGAACCAATCGTGGCTAAGACCCGTAAGTTGAAAGCAGTCTGGACTCCAGAACTCGCACAAGACTTGAACGCTTACCACAGCATTGACGCAGAAGCAGAATTGACTGCTCTCTTGAGTGAATATGTCTCGATGGAAATCGACCTCGAAATCCTCGACATGTTATTGACCTCCGCTCCCGGTGCCACCACCGAAGCATGGTCTGCTAAGATTGGTACGGAATTCACCAGAACGCTTGACGCAAGTGGTAACGCTTCGTTCACCCGTATCGAAGATTCCGCAGCAAACAGAACCGCGTATGTCAAATCCACATGGTTCCAAACGCTCGGTAACAAGATCCAAAAGGTATCTAACAAGATTCACCAATTGACTCTCCGTGGTGGTGCTAACTTCGTGGTCGTAAGTCCCGATGTTGCTACTGTCTTGGAATGTATCCCTGGCTTCATGGTCAACACTGACGGTGATAGTGCTAAATTCGCGATGGGTGTAAGTAAGGTCGGTAGCTTCGCTAACCGTTTCCAAGTTTACAAGAACCCATACATGGTTGAAAACCAAATCTTGGTTGGTTTCCGTGGAAATAACTTCCTCGAAACCGGTGCTGTTTACAGCCCATACATCCCATTGGTTCAAACTCCATTGGTTTACGATCCAGTGAACTTCACGCCTCGTCGTGGTGTCATGACTCGTTATGCTAAGAAGGTAGTTCGCCCAGAATTTTATGGCCGAATCTTGATTGCCGACTTGAACTACGTGTAATCAATAACGAATAATTAAATACAGAGAGCCTCCTTTTTGGAGGCTCTTTTTTGTTTAAATTTTAACCTTTCCATAGAACTCTTGATATTTATGGTCAATGATTAGTGGTATTTATAAAATAACAAATGTTGAAACCCACCGTTTTTATATAGGGTCATCTAAAAACATTGATGGTCGGTGGGTGGAACACCGTCGAAATCTTAATGATGGTTGTCATGTAAATCAAAAATTACAAAATGCGTGGAATTTATATGGGGAGGGTAAATTCCGGTTTGATGTAATAGAACTGGTGGATTTGGGTCAGTTGATTATTAGAGAACAATTTTACTTGGATACATTTAAACCATATTTAAGAGACGTGGGATATAACATTTGTTCCACCGCAAGTGGTGGAGACAACATCACTAACAATCCAAATAAAGAACAGTTTATTGAGAAAATGAAAACCATTTGTTCAGGTGAAAATAATCCGATGTTTGGAAAACGTCACTCAAATGATTCTATTTCTATCCAAAAAAGAAAAGCCAAGGGACGATTTACACGTAATTGGTTTATTGAAAAATATGGAAGTGAAGGTCCGCAAAAGTATCAAGAAAGAATTGAGAAGTTGAGAAATCGAAAAATAAATTACGTATATTCCAATAATCTATCCGGTAGAGTGGTTGGTAAAATGACCGACGAATGTAAATTACGTATAAAAGAAAGTAAATCTAGGATGAAAACAATTAAACCACTTTTATATCAGGATATAAAAGATGGGTTACTGACCGTTGTTGAATTGTCTACTAAATATAATCTTGGAATGACGACGGTAAAATACCACAAACGAAAAATAAAAAATATCCAATGATAGGTTCGACATATATATGATAAGTTATGAACATTTTTAACGATACCAAATACAAAGAATATCTCGCAAATAAAACGAAAGAGGCTCAGCGGGATAGAACAAACCTCGGTTATTCGGCACAAGAGTATAATAAGAAATACGACACTGAGATTGAGACGGGAACGGAAAAGAAGAGATTGTTGTTGGAAGAGGGTAAACGTAAAGGGTTGAAACCGGAAGAAATTTGTACAGCTGTCTTTATTCCTACCAGAGAGACGCCTATTCTTAACTTCCTCTACTTTATGTTACGTGATGACCCACAAGGTAGTCAGTCGTTATTAGAGGTGTTACGAGAAGATAAAGATTTAGGTAAAGACGTTCGTATCTTGGAAGAACAATATAATAAAGAGACGGGTCATTTACAACACAATGAATATGAATCGAAACAACCTAATATGGGTATGTATCTCTATGGTGATGTAACTCTCGAAATGTTCGATAAAATCAAAAAATTGAAAGCGTTGAGTAAGAGTCCAAATACACAAGAAGCATTCTCAGCATATACTAAATGTAATGAATTGTGTAAGAAACATGGTTTGGAATTTGATAAAATTCGATGTGATGTTTAAATATTACAAACTCAATGATTTTGTATTATCATAAATCATTCTAACTAATTTTATAAAATCGTCTATGTGATATTTATTTTTTATAAAATTACACTCGATACAACAAGAGACACAATTTTCTATCGTATATCCTTTAAAATTATCTTTTCTATCTATACCATTACAAATATAATGACCGTAACAATTTTTTTTCTGTATGGTTCTATACGGCATTCTTCCACAATAAAAACACTTTGATGAAAACATGTTTTCCATTTCTTCATTTGTCAAATTAAATGGAATATCTTTCTTAGTAGCGTTATTTCTATAGTTTCCGAACAAACCATTTTTTGTTGATTCTCCAAATCATTCAAATCTTGTAAAAAATTATGACATGGTAAAAAGTAAAAGCCATTTTCTTCTATCTCTTCCGGTGTCCATAACGTAGTTGGTTTAAAATAACCACCTGCGTTATAATGATGACTTAATTTCGAAGCCATATGAGATGTTTTCATCTTCTATCTCCCGGTGGTAGACTGTTTTCCTTGATTTCAAATACACCATTTCCAATGAAATCACTCAATGTCAAATGACCGGAATAGCTAACAATACTTGATAATCCACCCCAAAGTCCTGTTTCTCCGAACATCAAATCCTTTAATGGAATCTTGGTGCCATCGACAGTGTAAACCTTACCTTCACTATGTCTAATTCGACCAGTGTTGTATCTTTCCTGTTGTTTGTGACTCGCACCACCCCAAAAAGTTCCATCTTTACTGACGTTAGTTTGTGCCTCTAATGCCTTTCCGAAAAATCCACCCAACATAACAAAATCTGCTCCTGCACCGAATGCTTTTGCCGCATAATTACCATTTTTAATACCACCATCAGCGACAATGTAGAAGTTTTCATACAAATCAGCTTCTTCTGCACACTCCATAATTTCAGTGATATTTCCTCTATTTACACCAGTTGCATCACTCGTTGAACATGCACTTCCACCCGCGATACCGACACGAAAAAGGATGTTAAAACCACAATTATCGAACTCTTTATACATTCGGATTCCATCTGCAGAATGAATATTTCCCAACATCAAGTTGGAAACATTGGCTCTGGTACGAAGTTCATATATGACGTTTTTGATTTTGTGTAAATACCCATTTGCACAATCAATTAACCAATTAGTTGTTGTATCCTTGAACTTTTCAACTCTATCCCAATCATCCAATCCAATACTGACATAGACATTGGAACCATTGGTTTTACGGAATGTTTCAAGTTGAATTTCGGGAGTGCAGAATCTATGAATACACACCGTCAGACCCAAATCCGACGCAGCTTTTGCGAAATCTGGACCAACTACCGCATCCATTGGAGATACGATAATTCTATGTAGTTCTTTTGGAACCAAATCACGACTTGTGAAATTTGGATTAGCCGGTTGTGCAATCAAATTTATGTCGTTATAATAAATTGATTTTGTTTTGAGTATTTTGGCCATATTATTTAGTGTATTCACAAATGTAAACCTCAAACGGCGCATCATCGAAGATGGAATGAATCATTGCGTTGACTACATTCCAATCACCACCAGCTAATGCACAACCCATGTTCTTAGGTAGCCCGATAGATTTTATTGGTTTACCCACACAGTCTTTTCTCATTCCCTCCATAGCCGTGTAAATCGACTCATAGTTCAATTTTCGACTATCCTTACCGTAGTAGTATTGACCATACAAATTGTAGACAAACTTGATTTTGGTTTCAATGTTTGGTTTGGTGATTGTGGCTACTGAGAACTTACCAAACTTGGTTTTGTCACCAGATTGGGTCTTTAAATCCTCCTGATAAGCCTCTGGCAACTGCAGTTTTATTTGTTTCGCAATGCCACTTCCCATGGTGCAGAAACAATTGGTACAATGTCCAATTGCATCTACCTCATACGTTAATAAGTCAATCTTAACTTCTGTTATCATGTCAATATCATAGACTATTCTTAAAAAACATCAACATTTTATATTGCTGGTTGATATTTATGGTCATGAATAAAGCTGATTTAAAGAAACTCATCAAAGAACAATTGTTGGAAATCGCGGGAGCATCCACGGTTGAATTG